GTGAACTACCCCGACCCTAAAGAGGTAGGGGCTTCCTGCTTCACTCACAATTGCTTTATTTCCAATTAAGGATACAAGTCTAATATCATGTCCACAGGCTTTTTACTTCGGGCGGTTCCCGCCTTGAAGATTTGATCCTAACTAAAGGATCGTTTTTGTGTTTGCCATTTGGTTATCATAGCAAATATATTATAGTAACATATTATAGTAACATATTGTTAAAAAACAAGTTTAATTATGTTTTTTCTAATTGGCGGCTCTCATCCCACTACCCTAAAGAGGTTTGGGTCGGAGTACCGACCCAAACTTTCGTAGAAAGTTTGGGTTTTCTCGCCGCCGATGGATAAATAATAATGTTACAAGCTCCGTATCGCAATTTAAATAGAGAGGTTTATAGTGTTAGGATTTATGGAATCAATAAATAGAGATAATGATATAATTAATTTTGTAGACAAATTTAATGAATGTGACATAAACATTGAAGAATTTATGGAAGAATTTTATGTACATGCTACAGAACAGAGAAATGACGAAAAATTACATGAAGATATGTATGGCGTTGGTAATGCATTAGGTAAAGGATGGAATGCTATGAAGTCTGGGGTTAATAATTTAAGACAAGGTTTTCAACAAGGTAATGGTGGAGATTCGCAATTTGGTGGTGATCCAAACTATCAAAATCAACTTTCTTCAATGGCACAAGCATATTCAATACTGCAAAAAGCAGGCTTAGATGGTGCTTTTAGAAATGCTTTTGACCAATATTATAATCAGAGAATTAAACCTGTCATGAAAGGTCAAGGTCAAGGTCAAGGTCAAGGTCAAGGTCAAGGTCAAGGTCAAGGTCAAGGTCAAGGTCAAGGTCAAGGTCAAGGTCAACCTTCTAATGATCCTATGTTGAGCAAAATGAATAATTGGAATAATAGAGGTAATTATAACGATAAAAATGCCGATCCTATGACAAGATTAGGTAGATGGCAAAATAGAGAAACATAAAATAAGGGGGTTAGAAAAACTCTAACCCCCTTTAGCAACTAATAAGGTCTCGACCAACCTTAAAAGATTTTATAATTATGCATTTCCTAATCTTACAACGGACCACATAACAACGTCGGTAGCACCTGCTCCAGCAACTGCAAACGAAGCTAAATCACCGTCTGAATTATCAGTCATTGCAGTGACAGAAACTTCGTGACCAGCACCAGCAGAAGCCATGACAGTCAATTGAACACTGTATTTTGCAGCACCACCAGCTAATGCCGATGGGAATGTGACAGTGGCAGCACCACCAACTAGGGTGACCTTGCCAGCAGCAACAACGTGTGGGGTAAGTTTAGAAACGTAAAAATTTCTTTTGTTGTGAGGACCTTTAATTCCACCGTAAGAATTTCCAGCACCTGCTCCAGTAGTAGTAGTAACTCCCATTTTATATCTCCTTGTGGTTTGAACCATCAAAATAATTTAAATTACATAAGAATATATGAATCCTAAATGTATAAATATGAATAGTTTGGTTAAAATTTTAAACAAGGTGAACTATGACTCATTTATTTAATCCTAAATTGTCTAATAGACAGTCAAATATTATAAAAGGAGCAATTCTAGGCGGATCTTCCTTAGTTAGACCCAAAAAAGGCAAAAACATCTACTTGTCAATGAGATCAAAAGACTTAGAATGGCTGCAATGGAAAGCATCTGAACTTGAATCCTTATCTACAAAAGGAAACATTACAAATGATGGAACATATAGATGGCACTCAATGTGTTACCCTATTTTCTCAGAATTGAGGACTACCTTCTATGATAAAGATGATAAAAGAAGACTTTTATCAGAAACATTGGATATGCTCCAAGATGTTGCAATCTCTGTATGGTTTGCTGATGCTGCCAAAGTTAAAAATAAGAAAATAATTTTAAATACCCATATCTGGGGTGAAGAAGGAAGTAAGAAAATTGTCAAATATTTTAAAGCAATTGATATCGAAGCAAACCTTAAAATTACTTCACGAGGAACCAAAATTAATTTCGAAATAGAAAATGCGTACAAAATTTATAATTTAGTAACATCACAATTACCACCTTTTAAACATAAAGCGTTTAACTTAAACAGTTAACCAATCTTTGAATGATATTCTCTCTTCAGAAGAAGAAATGTTCATTAATCGCATTTCTTCTTCTTGAGTGTAACCAATCAATAACATGGAAAATATCCATTCAGCAATGTTTCTTTTTACAGAATGACTAAATTGGTAAGTTTGCAAAACCCAGCTATAAGGTGTTTTATTTAAACGAATTCTAATCCAGCCTTTCTTCATTAATTCTATCATGATTTCTTCTCTGGCTTTTCCCTCAGAAGGAATTTTTTCATCATATTTTTTATACACCTCTTCTAAGTACTCTGGCTTTAAGTTAAAATAAGATGGATTTGAAATGACATGTTCAATGTGCCTATATCCATTAGATATACCCGTGACCTTACCAGAAGGTGAAATCCAATACATTGGACTCTTTTCAATGAATAATTTACTTTTCAATTTATAACCATTTTGATTTAAAACATACTAATATAGTATTGATTACCTGGAGAAAAAATGAATAAAATAATAAACCTTGAAACAACCCTTAAATGTGTTTATGGAATAGTTGACGAAGAAGGTAATGTGATCAGTAAACACCCAGTTACCTTAGAAATCCCAAAACATAATATTGAGTTGTTTTCAAATGCCTTAGAAATTTTACAAAATACTAAAAAAGAAATCGTAGACCAACTAAATAAAAATGATAACGTTAAATTGTAAGGTCTGAGATGAAGAAATTCACAGAATGGTATGAAGAAATGACCAAGAAACCACAACTAACACCTCAGCCCAAAAAAGATGATAATTCGTTTATCATCAAAGCAGGTGAAATTAAAAGCGGGGCAGGACATCAAAAACCGTCTTTTCGTACAGGTGCCCATAAACAGAAAAAAGATGGAAAAGGTAATCGTTCTGCAAAAATAGACAAAGCAATTAAAGATTCTTACTAGAAATTATTGTCTAACTCTTGATTGAATTCAATATCTAAAGGCATCTTTTTTTGAGGTTCTTCTTTAGATGGTTCTAAAGATAATTCAGAACCAAACCCTTCGTGATAAAACAACCAAGTCTGTTTTCGAGTAAGATTAGAAGTTTGGGTGAATTTATTAGGCTTGTTTTTGTTTTGCATTATAACCTCTATATTTAACAGTTATCTACTATTAAATAGTTGAAATATAATCATTTTTTTAGATTAATCGGAGTAATAGAGGTGATGACTGGATTCTCCCCGCCAAAATGAACCAATTTTTTCTTATTATTCTTCCCAAGTACCCACATTCGATCTGAATTTTTGAATTCTTTTTGAACTTCTTGTTGTGAAAATCCTTCTAAAAATGTAGTATACACAGAACCAGAGTTACTTTCACTAGGAATAAACCATATTATCTTATAAGTAGTTAACTTCTTCTCTGTTAAGTTATCTATATCCATTAAATATTCTTTGAAATTCATTTTATCGTATTATAAGTGTAGTTTAAAATATATAGTTATAGTATAATATTTTGTGAAATGAATAAAATATTTAAAACCTTTATTTCAAAAAAAAAGCTAGTTTTTATTCCTATATAAAACATGTCCAATAGAGAATTTGTAATAAAATTAAATAAAAAAAAGATTCAAAAACGTTTGTTGCAAAAAAAACAGCAATACGTCCAAGCTCAATCAACCGATTGTTGGGACGAATGCTGTAACTGCTGCTCTGTTCCATGTTGTGGAGGATTATTACCTGATATTCTTACATTTTCATGGACATATAATGGTGTCGCATACTCAGTCGAGGTACCTTGGGTGCCAATCGACAATGAATATCGTCTAGATAATATCCCCCCTGTTAAACTTGTTGATCTAGAAAATTGGGGAGTCGTCGAGATCATTCAGGTCATCATTTATCCATGTAATTTCAACAACAATTGGCATATAGAAATCACTGCGCCCCAATTTTCTGATTTCCCCGCCCCATATGATTATTTCGTTACACTACCGGGCACTAAGTGTATTTTGCCATTCTCGTTTGATGGACGAACAGGATATGATTATACGGTTTCGTAATTTATAAATAATTTGATAGTTACTTAAACATAACTAATTTTTATTATTTTGAATTAATATATAAATTATGATAAACTTTAAAAGATACCTTGAATTTGTTAATTTCGACAAAACCAAAACCATTAAGAAAGGATTGAAAAAATATCAACCAGGAACCTTTGGTGTAGAAATTGAATTTAAGCCAGCAAATAATAATTCAAATGATGATCTAGACCTGCTTCTTCGTAACAGTAGTGATGTATATAAGGATTTTTTAGCATCATTAAAAATAATAGGTAAATCTCCTGATAAAATGGATGAAGAAGAATATGATGAAAAATTGAATGACTTCATAAGTAGAATCTCCAGAGATGTAGCATTAACTAAATACAATATAAAATCAAGTGGTGTAAATAGTAGAGATCACCAAAACAAAATAGATGAATATATTTCATTTATAAAATCTCTTGGTTCATTGATTAAACCTGATGAAGCCACAGCAACAGAATTTGGCATTGGCTTTGATGCAGGATTTATAGAATTAAGAACTCCTATCTGCACTACAAAAGATTTTCCTATACTTAGAAAAATATTTGATAAACTTAAACACGAAACCCTCTCAGGAGAGGGTTCTGCACACGTTCATATAGGGATGCCTAGTAATACAAATGGATTCGATCTACTAGCAATGACTACGTTAGCCGATGAAGAACAGCTAAAAAAAGATGCAGGTCGTAATCGTAATTTTGAAGATTGGGCAGCCCTCAGAACTATGAATCATAAACAAATTTGGTATATGATCGACGAATTAATTAAAAATAAACAAGAAGTAATTGTGGGTGATGAAGATATTAAAAATTTAGCAATTAATACCAAAAAATATCATGGAACCAACCTAAGATCGTTTGGTAAATTAGGAACTGTTGAATTTAGATACCTTTCTTCTGAAATTCTGAAGGATATCAACAAATTCTTTGAATATATTCAGTATTATTTGATATTGCCCAATATTGCACAATCTAGAAAACAAATAAAGATTGAGTTCAAAGGAAATTTCTTTACTCTTACAAGAATGCCAGGAAGCAATGTTAAAATAACAAGAAATAAAAATTCAAAACAATCTCAAGAATCTCCATCCGAATTAAGACAAGCTAATTTACCAGCAGATTTAATAGAAAGAAATTTTTTAAGACGTTATGGACATCAACAGGTAGATGGTTTACTGTGGATTTTATTTATTTCAGGAGACCTTTCAGTTAAGAAACAATTAATGAATAATTTCAATCTTACAAATGATAAGGAATTTAAAAAATACACAGTCAATCAATTATGGTCTTCTTTAAATTCAATATACAAACAAAAGATGTTGAAAGTAATAAAAAAATTAAAACATTAATTCTTCATCAAAATAAAATATCTTAAAACTACCATCATAATATTCAATTAAAGCTGTATTTGACTCTACCCAGTCTCCACAATTATAGTAATCAATTCCATTAATTACTTTGATGTCAGGACAATGGATATGACCTGTCACAACACCATTGCATTTTTTTTCTTTAGCATAATTACTCAAGATTACTTCGTAATCACTAATGAATTTGACAGCCTGTTTAAATTTAAATTTAATACTCTTACTTAAAGACCACTTCTTTAAATGAAAGATATTTCTAATTTTGTTTATAAAATTATTTAAAGAAATTAAAAAATCATAACTGTAATCTCCTAGTAAAAACCAAAATTTATTTCCAATTAAATCATATTGAATTGCAGCATCAAATTGGTCTCCATGTATTACTAATAATCTATCTCCTTTAACTGTTTTATAAATGAACTCGTCATCAATTTTAATGCCAGCAAAATCAGAAATTGAAATCTCATCAATAAAATGACGCAAAAATTCGTCATGATTCCCAGCTACATAAAATATCTTTGATCCATGTTTTGCTAAACTAAATAACTTTCTTAGTATTAAATTTGATTCAGGACTCCAGTACCAATTTCTTTTCAATTTCCATCCATCAATAAAATCTCCGACTATATAAACATTCTCTGGTTTCTGTTTATCAACCCATCTTAAAAAAGTATAAAATTCTTTTGTTTTAGAATATTTAGATCCTAAATGAATATCAGAAACAAATACAGTTTTGATTCTATTCATTTTTAGCCTTTACAAGATAATTCGAGAAAACATCTGTCCATTTTTCCCATGAATGATTAAGTGCAAATTGTCTACTTTTTACTTTGTCACCTTCTTTGATTGCAGTATCTATTGCGATTTTTAAATTATTATTCAAAAAACCAACACCCGACTGATTTTTAAATATGTCTAATGATGCATTAACTGGAAATGCTGCTACAGGAACACCACAAGCTAAAGCCTCTAACATCACTAAACCAAATGTATCCGTCTTGCTAGGGAATACAAACACATCAGCACTACAATATTCCTTCTTTAAATCATATCCTTGTTTATAACCTGTGAAAATTACATCTGGATACTGATTTTCTAATTTATGTCTTAAAGGACCATCACCAATGATTTTCTTTGTGTAATTGCCCTCAATTTTAAGAAATTCTTCTATATTTTTTTCATGGGAAACTCTCCCTACGAACACTAAAACAGGCTTTTCGTTTGGAGGACGATAACAAGGATGAAAAACATCAATATCAACACCTCTTGACCATAAATTTACATTATTAAAACCATACTCATTTAGTTTCTGAATTAATGTATTGTTTGGGACCATGACACATGATGATCTTTGATGAAATCTCTTAAAATAATAATAACTCCATTCAGGAGGTATTCTAAGGATTTTTTGAAGATATTCAGGAAACATTGTATGATATGCAGTCGTATACCTATAATTATTAGTATGACAAAATCTTCTTAATAATCTACCAACATTACCTTCTGTTGCTATATGGAAATAAGTATTATCTATATCTTCAATCACATTATTGATTTTATCAAAATTATAGCATAACGCTATAGGTATTTCTTTATAAAACGGTACAGGAATTGTCTTGAATAAATAAGGATTTATCACAGATACCTTATGACCAATTCTTCGGAGAATGTCTACGGTGTTGTTTAAAGTTCTGACAACACCATTTATTTGAGGCTCCCAAGCATCAGAAGCTATTATTATATGTTTCATTATAATTACGTTAGTTTATGTCAATGAACAAACTATATATGTACAATTAACTGGTAAATGATTATGAATTTTAAGAATTGGATTTTAATAAAAGAATCAAAAGAAATAATAACAGGATTAGGCTACCCAGAAACTATAGCAAGATTATTTTATATCGATTTCCCTAAACACGCAACCTTGATTGCAAGATGGTTTAAAGAATATTATAACGGTAAAAATGACAATTGGTTCAGGCAAATTAGACCAATTAATGGATCTGAAAACTCCTTATATGAACTTGCATATTTCTATGATTCTACATTTAACAAAGACAATTATATTAAAGCCTTAAAATATTTTGATATGGACTATGAAGATGAAGAAAATTACAGTGATTATGACCTAGAAGACCAAAGAAAAGAATTATTAGAAGAACTGAAAGATATGTTTTCAAAAAACACATTCTTTAGAAATGTTGTTATTCAAGACATAAAGAGTGGAAAATTAACTAATTTAGCTCCTTATAAAAAAATGACCTTCCATGAAGCATCTGATAAATATGACAAACAAAGAGTTTTTAAAGAAACTAAACCTCTCAAAACATACCCAAATGGGTATAAATGGATAAATGTAGGACCAAAATGTGGTTTGCTAGGAACACAAATGAAAAATTGTGGAAGTGCGGGTTTAATGTCCTATGATAAAGATAAAACAATTTTAGCTCTTTTCAGCAAAGGTAATAAACCTCATGTTATGGTCACATACTCGCCAAATGAAAAAAGAATTAGTGGTGATCAAGGAGCGGCTTCCACAGAAGTAAAAGAAAAATATCACGATTATATTTTAGATCTTGCAACAGTGCTTAATGCTGAATTTGATTATGTTAAAAGTAAATCTGATTTATTGAAACTAAAATATAAATTCAAAGGATTAATCAGTAACATAGAAATAATAGACTCGGATATTTATAAAAAAATATATAAATTTAATAAACAAACACAAGTATTCTACACAGATGGAAATTGGATTATATCAGAAATTGATGCAAAAAAAGTTGCAGATTTGAAACAAATCAAAAATTTCAAATCTGCATTAAAATCTATGTTTCTCCTACCCATCTACGAAAAAGAAAGTCTACTACAAAATGGAATTCATTTTATTAAATTGAATGATTTTTCGTGATGTCACCAGGATTTGCCTTAAATTGCTTGTTCGTTCCAATAAATTTTTCATGCTTATATGTAAAAAACCATCCTTGGGGTAACTCTATCAACTTATCAAAATCTAAATAATAACGACAGTTCTCATAAGGATTAGCCATATCTCTTAATTCATCACCAATTTTTTCCTCGGATTCACCATTTTCATATGTCACTACATTACAATGTAATGTAGTTGGCAACTTTATAGTTAAAAGATAATCCCCTTTACCAGTAGCATATTCTATTGGATTATAAACTCTAATATATTTATGAGTGAACCACAACAAACCTTGCTCTGATTTAATAGGGTCAAATTCGTAATTAAAAAATTTTGGATCTTGGTTGAATCCATGATAAATTTCAATGAAACTCTTTTTCGATTTCTTTTTTACGCTAACCATTTTGCCTCTTGCTTTTAGTTGTGCCCGTATTTTAGTAATATCGAAGTCATCTCCAAAAATATTTTCATTAAGATATGTTTTAAAATTCATAGAGTTATATATGTTATAAAGAATCTTTCTTGCTTTCTCTAATGCACTTAGGAGAACATGAAATATCTAATGGTAAAATTTTAGATGTGTGTTTTTGATGACCACCTTTCCAAGTAATTGTATCATCTGAAATATACCTAACTCTTCTATCACCCTTTGAATTGTCCCGCAAAGCATTCAAATGATATATCTGAGCTATTTCACTTGGAAGTCTAGCCATCCCATGAACTGCATTAGGTTTGTATTTTTGACTAGAATGATTCACGTATTGATGCAATCGATCTGCTTTTGGATGACATTGAGCACCTTCATACCAACGATACAATCTTGGTTTCCAATCAGGAATCTCAAAACAATGATGAAAATCAGGAAATGGATTAATTGTTTTAATTTCATATCGATCCCATTCAGGATCATTCTTTAAAAATTCCGCCAATTTAACCAAATCGTTTTCATGGTAAACTTCATCAGAGTCTACACAAAGTATCCATTGACAATCCAAAACATTCTTTAAGATTCGATTATTTTTCTCACCACGAATTTCACAGTCGTCACTATATTCATAATGTATCTTTTGTGTAGAAAAAGAATCAACAACTTCTTTAACCGTAGGTTTTTCTGTTTTAAATCCAGGTTTAATGTTACCCAAATGAGGACCATCAGTAACCAAAATGCGATTAATATAATCACATTCCACTAGTTGACCCAAAGTGTATGGCAAAACATCGCCACTTTTGTAAGAACAAATCAATGTATTTATCATACATTTATTTATTCTTATTAATAAAAAAACGCAATGTGGAAATAAATCACACATTGCGTTTCAGCAGAAACCAACTCTTTTTACTCGATTTTTATGTTAATTTTTTTATCTATTCTGTCCTCCGGTCTCCACTGAATCTTCAAAACTCCATTCACCAAACTTGTACTACTAGGTTCTTTGAATTCCCCTAACTTCTCAGATAGTTTAATAGTACGTGTGAATGATTCTGACTTTCTGCCTCTTGTTAAATATTCCCTATTCTCGTATTCAGGCATTGTTCCAGTAATTACTAGTGAACTACCCACGACCCTTTAGGGTCGGGGCTTCCTATCCAACCAATAGCCCACTAAAAGCGGGTCTTACATCAGGACAATAGGCTATCCCCTCTGTTCCAGAGGTTCTTATTCTTAATCCTTCAGCCAAAATGTTCTTTGCTGAATTAAAATCACGATCATTGTGTTCCCAACAATTCCAACAGGTCCATTCTCTGTCTATTGGCTTTAATTCCTTGTTTTGGTAATTGCAATTATTACACAATTGAGAACTTGGAAACCAACGACTGACTTGTATGAACTCTCGTCCATACCATTCAGCCTTGTATTTCAACTTGTTGACAAAACTTGACCAACCACAATCTTGTATGTCTCGATGACGCTTGCGTTCTTTCCAACGTGCTTCATCTCGTTCATCAGGACTCACTTTTGCAAGCATAGACTCTACACTTAGGTCTAAGATTAGTAACAATATTCCGAGCAGCGTTAAGGTCGGCATTCATAGCATTGCTGCATTGATTGAGGACGATTAAGATACAAATGTTGTAATTGTTCCAGAAAATCTTCAAGAATTTATTGATTCAACGAAAAAGCCAATGAGATTTTAACTCATTGGCTTTTAATCTGGACCGCAGCTATAAACCCAAAATGTTAGATTGCTGTTCCTAGACTTAGTGTTTTAATAGTTCCAGCAATATTTATATCGATCAGTATAACGTCTCCGTCTCTTCTGACCGAGTACATGCCTCTTGATAAACTGTCATCTGCTTCACTACCGGCTGTTGATCCACCGTCAGTGTAAGCTGTTGCTCGATTTTGCAGTGTATGAGAAGCCATACCAGTAGCACCATGAAGTCTCATAGCACTGCCACGAGTTGTACTATTACTCCAGTAACCTATTTCGGTTGAATTGGCAATTGTAGTTCTAGCTCGGTAACCAAATGCACTTGAACGGTCACCGCTGGCTGTGTTGAGGTGACCAAATGCACTTGAACGCAAACCGCTGGCTATGTTGTAGGTACCAACTGCACTTGAACGTTCACCGCTGGCTGTATTCTGGTAACCTACTGCACTTAAGTAGTTGCCGCTGGCTGTATTCTGGTGACCAACTGCACTTGAATCAGTACCGCTGGCTGTATTCTGGTAACCTACTGCACTTGATTGGTCACCGCTGGCTGTGTTGTCGTAACCAACTGCACTTGAGTTGTTGCCGCTGGCTGTGTTGAGGTAACCAACTGCACTTGATTGGTTACCCGTAGTGCTGTTTCTGATCCCAACCGCAGTAGTTAACCTACCTTGGGTTGTTAAGGCTGTAATCGAACCGGCTATAACGCCGGTGGTGACATTAAGTGTTCCACCAACGCTGTTGTTCAACACACCAAAATTAACTGAGGCTAGACCAGTAGTATGGGTAAATACACTTCTTCCAACCGCTAGTGAGTTCAAAGCCCCGGCGTTTGCTCGGTAACCAAATGCACTTGATTGGCTACCGCTGGCTGTGTTGAGGCGACCAACCGCACTTGAGTTGTAACCGCTGGCTGTGTTGAGGCGACCAACCGCACTTGATTGGTAACCGCTGGCTGTGTTGGTAACACCAACTGCACTTGAACGGTCACCGCTGGCTGTGTTGCCGTAACCAACTGCACTTGAGTAGTTGCCGCTGGCTGTATTCTGGTGACCAACTGCACTTGAATCAGTACCGCTGGCTGTATTCTGGTAACCTACTGCACTTGAGTAGTTGCCGCTGGCTGTATTCTGGTAACCTACTGCACTTGAGTAGTTGCCGCTGGCTGTATTCTGGTGACCAACTGCACTTGAATCAGTACCGCTGGCTGTGTTGAGGTAACCTACTGCACTTGATTGGTTACCCGTAGTGCTGTTTCTGATCCCAACCGCAGTAGTTAACCTACCTTGGGTTGTTAAGGCTGTAATCGTACCGGTTATATCGCCGGTGCTGCCATTAAGTGTTCCACCAACGCTGTTGTTCAACACACCAAAATTAACTGAGGCTAGACCAGTAGTATGGGTAAATACATTTATTCCAACCGCTAGTGAGTTCAAAGCCCCGGCGTTTGCTCGGTAACCAACTGCACTTGAACGTTCACCGCTGGCTGTGTTGCCGAAACCAAATGCACTTGAACGGTCACCGCTGGCTGTGTTGCTGTAACCAACTGCACTTGAGTAGTTGACGCTGGCTGTGTTGAGGTAACCAACTGCACTTGAACGGTCACCGCTGGCTGTGTTGGAATAACCAACTGCACTTGAGTTTTCACCGCTGGCTGTGTTGGAATAACCAAATGCACTTGAGGTGTTGCCGCTGGCTGAATTACTACGACCCATTGCACTTGAGTAGTCACCGCTGGCTGTGTTACCAATTCCAACAGAAGGATTGACAAATAAATTAGGCGTATCAATATAGAAATCTTGATAAGCACCATTATAGTTCGAAAGCCTACCTGTTTGCCAATTAAGCTCGTAACCTGCCGTGCAAAACAAAGATACGCCGTTTTGACCACCAGTATTCGTATCGAAAGTTCCCCTTCCAATAGACTGTAGGTTAGGATCAGAACCCAGCAGAATCCTTCCGTTATCTAGTTTTATGTTACCAACAACGTGTAAACGCTCAGTAGGGTCATCTGTATCGATTCCTACATTGACTCCAGTATCTTGATGTAGCTTTCCATCAGTTAAAGTCCAATAAGAGTCTGCTGCTACTGCTAATCCTTGTGGACCTTGTGGACCTTGTGGACCTTGTGTTCCTTGTGTTCCTTGTGTTCCTTGTGTTCCTTGTGTTCCTTGTGGACCTTGTGGACCTTGTGTTCCTTGTGGACCTTGTGGACCTTGTGGACCTTGTGGACCTTGATTTCCTTGATTTTCTTGAAATGGCAATTCATTAGGATCTGGGACAACAGTTCTAACTATTTTGTTTTTACAAACGGTTACTGCTGAAACGTAAGCACCTTTTACCAATAACCAATTGTTTTTAGTTAAGGTGCCATCTTTATTTCTTTCACAAACATACATCTCGATTACCTCTTGTTATTGTGTATTCATATATATATATAACAACAAGAGGTGTTTTAATTTTCAAATCCTAGCTGCGGTTACTGTTCCATCTTCATTAATTACAAAAGTCCCTAAAGATGCAACATCAGTCAAAACTTGCGTAGGATTCGCTTCCATAATAGTTAGAGCAAGAAGTCCGTGTAGACGAAACATTTCACTGGCATCGACACCTAATTCATCAGCGATTTCTTGAGGAATAAATCTTGGATGTTGCCAAAAATCTATTAAACCTTTCTCATAAGTTCTTACCATTTGTTGAAAGGCTCTGGTCGCCTCATTCTTTTGTTGAATTGCGGCTCTGCTTACTGAAGGGCCAACATCTTTTATATCATCATTTAAAAAGCTCATTTTTTTGCTCACTGTAAAAGTTATTAAAATACCACTGGAATCTTTCTTGAATTTGTTTACCAGAAAATTCAGATAAGTAAGATTTCCAATTATCTAGTTCTGCTGGAACTAATTGTCTTTGGATATTGTGTTTTCCATATACACCAAAGTGCGAGTCATATTCAACTACTTCTTTCTCTATACAATTAAAGTTGTGATCAAAAAGCTCAATGCCTAGATAATCATAAACATTTTTCATAGTATCGATAGGAAAATTACAAAGGTCTTCATATCTCACAAATAAAACATGTTTGTCTAAATTTCTTTGAAACAAATCGTTTGTTCTTTGGAGAGCCAATCCAATTGGCTGAGTATTCAACCAGTGTTCGACTCTTTGCTCTGTTGTTAAATTTTGCATTGTTGATGGATTATCTGGACCTACAGGGGTGTGCCTGTTTTTACGGAAAATCTTTTCCATAGACGCAACAATTGATCTAAGATCACGAACCATGCAAATCATCTTTGGGTTTGGATTAAATTGCTCTATCCATTCATAATAATGCAAGTATCCTCTATTTTTATCGATTACAATAGGTCTATTTGTAATTGCGGAATAATAACTTTGTTGCATCCCCTGACACATAGAAAGGAAAGATTTCTGCATTAATTCAGGATCTTGGCTTTGAACTTCAGGCAAATTATAATTACTCCTAGCCGCAAACATGTATTCCAGCAGAGGAGAAGTAGTAGAGCCGTAGATTTGAGGATTTTGGTGCAATATTACTTGCAAAAGCTCACTTCCTGATCTCGGAATACTGGAATTGTAGATTATTTTTTTCATTATTGAGAAAATTCCTTAAAAGTATTTAACTAAAACATTATAGTATTGACAAGTGCCTTAAAATAAGATAACATTCCTTTTTGAAAGAAAAAACTAAAAAATGACAAGCCCCGACCTCTTTAGGGTCGGGGTAGTTGACTGACTGAAACATAGTTCTCGGAACATTTGTCTTTGAATTGTTCGTAAAGTGATGGTTGTATCATCACTACAATTTCTTTTGTCAGTTTTTCTTTCTGTGGATTATTCATACATCTTATATAGTATCCACGGATAATTTTTAAGAGAAAGAAACTGATTTTTTATCCGAATTTTAGGGGAAGAAAATTTGGAGGTAGTGAGTCTGATGAGATCAGCTTCATCTTGCGTTAATTTGCGTCATGTTTTATGATAATTTTAGTTCACGGCGTTTCATCCCCTACCCTAAAGAGGTTTGGGTCGGAGTACCGACCCAAACTTTCTACGAAAGTAGGGGTTTTCTCGCCGCCGATGGATAAAAAGCAAAATATGTGCCAATTACATTTAATACGAAATTACTTTTTGTTCTTTTTTCCTTTCTCTTTCTTGTCTTCTTTTTTCTTTGGTTGACAAGAATCATCAGCATAAGCTTTCTTTCCTGGGACTGGTTCGTATCCTTTCCAACATCTACCTTCTAACCATTCTTTAAATTTGATCATAATTATTACCTCAATTACAGCGACATCCCCAAACTCTTAATGATGCATTAATTTTACTCTTGGGATCATTTGCAGTTTTTGATGAAGTGTTTTTCTTTTTGTGACCACACATTCGACTGCAAAAACTTTTTCTTCGACTTTGTGTTTTATCTGATAATTTACCAAAACCGCCTTTTTTCTTAGCTTCATCTTTAGTGTCAATTCCAGCCCGAATCCCTAAACTTTTCGCTTTTTTTCTTGATAATCCACCTTCAGGATGATTATCGTCTTTATCATATCCTTTATATGGTTTTTTATTATCTTTTTTTTCTAACCAAACTTTAAATGATTCCATTTTGATTACCTAAACATGTTTTTATTATTTAGCTGGTTTTGGTTAAAGTTTTAATTTATTTACCGTAATTCCCATTTACTATTTCCACAATCCCATATTCTTGTGTAACTATTAAGTTTCATGATTTTGTTTGCACTTAACTTATCATCATAATATGGCATATGCTCGATTTTATGTTTTTGAAATTTTAATCTATGGAATGTTTTTTTAGAAGGTATGTGATAGTACCTATAACCAGGAGTAGTATCTGTTATAAAAGAAAAACCAAGTTTTCTGTATAAGTTACCACTCGACCATTTTCGGTCGGCATAGGAAACTATAGAGCCGTTATGTTCTCTTGTGAAACGATTTAGTAATTTACTTGCTCCACCCACTACAACTAAATTTGATCGATTGCAATATCTGAGTAATTCATAATTATATGATTTGTCAAATCTGGATTTGCCAAAAGTCATACAAGCAACTAATTTGTTGTTGTGGACTAATCCATAGTACCATGAAGAAAAATCGGTTCCTTGTATGTGGTGGTCATTTAAAAATTCATCTTTTTGCTTTTTATTTAATTTAATTATTGTCGTATTGCGAGCAAAAATACGATTACTTTTTCCAAGAAGATTGTTTAATCTAGACTGAACAATCTTTTTCTTAGAGTCCCACTCATATTCAAATATCTGAATCAATTTTAGCCCAGAGGACTCAGCTATTTCTGTCTTTGTTAAATGATAATTTTTATCTAAAAATAAATCGCTATGCCAATAGTTACCATTAAACTCTATACCCAAAGACTCATTAGGTAAATAGATATCAATCTCTAGAGGAGATATAATCTTTCTATCATTTAATCGTATCTCTCCTTGGTAAATATCACTTACAAAAGATGATAATTCTAATTCTAATTTTGAATTATTGCATTGAGGACAACCATTCTTTAAATTAATATGATTGGAGGCTCTTTGTTCGAATTCTCCATGTTCATTGCAGATAATAATGATTTTATCGTTAACCGATTTGAATTTAACCTTGAAATAATCATATGTATTTCCGTGAACTGAATTAGCTTTGTCGATAAATTGTACTAAAGAATATTTATTTGGTCCTCTTTTGCTACAAAAATTACAGCCGTTTTTTAAATGTAAGGACGGTAATTGTTCTATAACTCCATGTTCTCGACATTCATATTTAATTTTTATTTCTTTTGAAATATACTTAGTAAGATCATATGAATATTTATTTCCCCAAATAGCTTTGGCTTGGCTAATAAATGTGGAATTTGTTTTATTAGTTTTAATCCTATTTTTCATGCCACATTTTGGACACCCCTGTTTTTGGTGTAAGTGTGCATCAGGACGTTGAAGAAAGCTGCCATGCTCCTTACAGATAATTTCAATATTTGTATGTGCATTTGTGTAGTTAGACTTTGAGTAATCATACACATTATCATGAATTTTATGAGCATCTACTATAAAAGAATCAATAGATTTCACTCTTCTGCAAAACACACAACCTGATTGAAACTTTCTCTTTTTAAATGAATTCCAAGTAATAGTATCTTCTTTTCCACATTCACATTTAAATTTTAATGGAGAATTTTGATTAATATAAACATCTTCCAGACAAGTAAATCCAGACAATTTGAAACACTCTTGAATATCTTCTAAATTAATTTTTTTCAATTTAATTCCTTTTCCCAACGAATTTTACCAGCATCATAAATTCTAACCAATCCTCTTAAATTACACCATTCTAATTCAGTCATATTAATAGGACAATTTACGTTGCCTTTTTTCTGACTTTGCTTACTTCTATGTAGGCTGTAATCAGTTTTCAATACATATGAATAATCAGGTCTCAATTGAGTTGGGTTATACCCCAATCTTTCATATACCTCACCACACGTCACACGACTGTCTGAATAAGTGATTAATGTATCACATGATAAATCCCTTGCCTCTTTTTCAATGGCTTTAAAAAGCCTCTCAGAGCCTCCTATGACATAACAATTTGTTTTAAAACACAATCTATCAATAATTAATTTAGAATTATCTCTTGGGTGACCACCTAAAGACACTAGACCTATCAATTCATTATCAAAATACATGCCTAATGCACTTTTAGTCACACCAGAATGACCTTGAATATGATATTCATTTGTAAAGTCTTTACAAATTTGAGACGTTATCCTTTTGATTTCTCCTTTACGACCAAAATAACGTTTGTTGTTTTCGCCAATAATCGAATTATATCTTGAGATTAACTTGTCTTTAAACTTAACCCATTCTCCATAATGTAAATAGAAAGGTTTTTTGTTTTGTTCTAGACACTGTTTAAGTCTTTTAGATAAATAATGTATTTCTGTACATTCTTTAGGCCCGATTAAATATGCATCAATTTTTTCTGAAGTAATCGTTGTGTAAAAATCTTTTTCAATACAAGAAATAATATGATGCTCTGCGGAAATATTAGTATCCCAAGAATTAAAACAGTAATCTGGCAATACTTTAACTCTATTGCAATTTAAACTTTTGTGTAATGGTCTTAGGTTATTAAGATGATTGATTAGTTTCATATCATCTATGTTATTTAAACTGAATTGATTTATAGGGAAAACATGGTCTATTTCAAAATCCCCCTCATTCATTAATGGATGATTATATATCGCTTTATGTAAATCATCTACATTGTACCCAAGAATACTGGACTTAGTCTCATTTTTATCCAAATTGAATTTTTTGAACAATCTGTTGACTAAATTGTATGAACGTTTATTCTGTTCAACCAGATTTCGATCTGGATTCCACATATAACAGTTGTCTCCAGCTTTCTTTTTTTTGCCACATTCCCAGCAGAGTTGATCTTTGTTTTTCTTAAAATTGCTCCATAATACATCTGCAATATTACCACATTCACATTTATATTTTATACGTATTCTAATTCCACTAGCTTCAGTTCGTTTTCTGTAAGCTTCAATTAACTCACAACCTCTATCCTTGCAAGTCTCTTTGATCTTATCTATAGGTAATTCTTTTGTTAAGAGTTTTGATATTTTTTCTCCTTTGCATCTAATACATCGAGTTCCTTTCTTGAATTGATGTAAAGATACTTTTGAATCATTTCCACATTCACAAGTATAATAAACCCAATTATTAGTGCCTTTATAGCTATGATAATGTTCTTTTGAAGATATTATTTTGCAGTTGTTCTTTTCGAAAAGTTCAATAACTTCTTCATAGGTCATTTGGTATTGACCACTACATTTAGCACATCCTTGCCCTTTCTGTAGATTATTTAATGATATTTGTGTCTTATGACCATTTGGGCATATACACTTCATATTTTCTCTTGCACCCTTGTATTCTTTTTCAAGAAGCTGCCAGTTTTTATCAGCATATCTTCTTAATACTTCATCTATCGTCAGTTTGTTTGGCATATTGATCTTCTATTTTTGCTCGATACCATTGATAGTTTATTTTTAATTTTTTGCTCATTCTATAAATAGCATGTTTTAAATCACTTGGAAGTTCTGTTGTATATGGAAATTTACCTTTTTTTAGAGTAATTGTTCTCAAATCTTCTAATATTTTATTTTGTGTCCATTTTATTGTCTTATCTTGTTCAGGAACATTCATTTTTTCTTTGAAATATTTCAATCCGCCATAGTCATACAAAGACATAAATAAACCATTTACCATTTTAATTTTTTTGATATTAGGAAATATACCATTTGTGTCCCACATGATTTGAAGTTCATTTACTATTTTATCTTCAGACCAAAAACTTCCTTTAATTTCATTCAAAACATTAACGTCAAAATTTATTATTTTATCAACACAAAAACCAAGATTTGCAAACATGTCATTTAAAAACAATTCAGCATCATTAAAGCTACGTGTCAGTTGTTCTCTTTCGATAGAAATCAAATCAAGATTATTTTCGTGATAGTATTTTTCTTTTAGTAGTCTTTTGTTGTTATATTCTTTAGCTAGAGGGTGGTTGCTGTTCGTATACCCCCATATTTCTATATAGTATTTGCCTATTTTTTGATCACATCTATAGTTACCTATTTTAACCTCTGGCACATGTTGGATATCTCTGCTATACAAATATTCATCTAGAATTAATTCAGCATAACTTCTAACCGTGTGATGATCTCTAGTTAAATAACTTGATAATATTTTGCAATTCATTTTTTTAGATATAGAAGCTAATGTTCCGTGATTTCTCATTAGCTGTCCATCTATTCCATGCTCTCTTAACATATTAAATGTTGGAAAAATACCTTGATTTATAAGACCAGGAAATCTTTGTTCAAGTTCTTTTTTAACATTATCCCAATTTTTCCAGTAACCCATTCGTTTATTTTGATTATTACTTGGATCTTTTCCGACTTTTTCCCATCTGCAACTTTTACATGTCTCTTTGTATTTTCTTCTACAAAAACTTCCCCATGTTACCTCATCCAAATTACCACAACTACATTCATATTGAAGAGGGACATATTTGCCTAAATATTCTTTTTCAAGAAGTTTCAAGTTATTTTCACTGAACTTTTTTTCGATTTTTTCTATTTTCATTCATAAACACCTGTGAATGCTTTAATATAGTGAATCAACTACACCAATTCAATGATTATTCGAAAATTAAATCAAATTAATTGTAGTAAGCATACAAATGTTTTCGTAAGTACAGTTTTTCTACGAAAAAACCCCGTTAATCCGAAAATCAACGAGGTTTTATTACTATTTATAGAGTACGGTGTACTTATGCACTAATTATATTGAATAATTGTGAATTGATACCCTTGCATAAAATTTTGCACCTTCTCTAAGTAGTTTCTTACCATAACGTGTCAATATACCTTTTCTTGGACAGAACGATTCTGGGTCCAACACAGTAGGTGTTTGAGTTAAAGGAACATAAGGGCAGAAGAAATATCCTGAATCCATATAACTTTCTCCTTTATATCCCATAAGGACTTGTGAAGTCGGGAACAATGGATCTTTGTACAATCTAAACTTCTGATTCACAGTACCGACATACTGGATACCCAATGACGAAGTGAATGTATCACTTGGACTTGGCGCAAATCCGGCGGTTGCGGTCTCAAATATACTTGCCACTTCAGGGCTACAGATAACCCAGTTAGCACCACCACGAAGGGTTTTACGGTGAACAACAGCCGAAACTTCCATAAGTTTCACATATAGAGCTTCATACTTTTCCTTGATGGTATCACCAAGTGAAGTTGAGAAGTCCCATGAGGAGACAGTACCAGCATTTTGGCGAAGGTCACGGATGATTTCACGGTCAATTTCAAGATTAATTTCTTGGGCAAGAACCGAAGTTAATTCAGCTTCTGCATCCAAGTTATGTTGTGATCTCAAATCTTGTTGTGCTTCGTATGACCAAACAGCTTTCAACTTACGAGTTTTAGCTGTGATTGATTCATCTTCGACACCAAGATTGATTTCAGGAATATCTTGATTACATTCCATGTTATACTCATAGCTCATAACAACGTGGTTAGGACCAGGAGCAACATTCCAAGTGAAGGTCATTTCACCATTGGTAAGATCAAGGGTAGCAGCGGTGACCTTAGCTGAAGGAGCCCCAATGTCACTGAAGTTGAAGGCACCATTTTGATCAACGATGAAGTTTTGAACAGCATCGGTTCCATCATAAACAGTACCAGTGATGGTACCAGGAAGGATTGGAGTGTGTTCAAGTGGGCTATAGACTGAGAGTGTGTCATCACCAGCATCAGTGCTAGTGGTTTCATTCTCCACAACTTGTGAAGAGTACATTTCGTGAAGATTTCCATCACCACTTGCAAGTTGTTGCAAGGAATTGGCATCATCTCCAGGATAACCACCATTATTATCACCACCACGTACAGCACCCTTATTCGATGAATAACGGAAGCGTAGGTAGTATACAAGTCCAGTAGGACCTAATAGCGGTTGAACGGAAACAATTTTGTTTGCGATCAATTGTGGATAAATTCTACGAACCATTGGAATGCTGATTCTTTTGAATCCAGCGATATCATCAGTTCCTGTAGCATTCTCCATCAAAAGGTTAGCCAATCTCTGGTTTTCGAGAAGAATTGAGGTGCAGAGTCTTTCGTGTCTGTCTCCAATTCCCTCTAAAAGACCAGTCTGTTTCCAACTGCTTTCAAGCTTAGTAGCTTCATTAAAAAATTCTGCGTTAAAATTAGACATTATTTTCCTCTAGAAAAAATTATTAGTTTTTGTTTGTCACACCGGCAATTCTTCTCATCTGCTCTAAGTCAGCTTGATTGAATGCTTCTGACAATGTAGAATCGGTTCCTTCTACAGTTTCGACTGTAGGACTAACTGATTCCTTGACGATTTCTAAACGATCTTTAGAAACGGTATTACCTCTCCCCGACACATTCTCTGCCAATACTTCTCTTTCTTTCTCTTCATTCACTTTGCTTTCATTGATAACACTTTGAAGACCACGAACAGCTTCATCGAGTTTCTTGTTTCTTGTATCAAGGTTAATATTCTTTGCTTCTAATCTTCTTAAGGTTGAGCGAAGTGTTTCGTTTTCTTTAGTAGCTTCTTCAATCTTATTTGAATTGATAATAGCAAATTGATCATGGTCAATATAATCGGACAATTCATTAGTAATTCTATCAAGAACAACTTTATGTTCGACCAATCTTGGATCATTCAAAATATCTCTTCGAGCATTTTCGTAGATGTCAATATTTTTGAATTCTAGATAGTCAGTGATTTTTTCAACCATATAACTCTTCATTTCGGTGAGATCATTTTCGAATCTTGAATACAAGTCTTCTTCAATGGTTTCATTCTTCTTTCTTTCTTCTTCAATAACTTTGTAAGCTTCTTCATATTCTTCATGCATAGTAGCTTCAAATTCATTTTGTTGTGTTTGAAGTCTTCTACGAAGGTCTTCAATAATTGTGTGGGCTTCTTGATAACCTTTAGTAGCAGTATCTTCTGTTTCTTTAATTTCAGATTGCAATTGCTCGTAAGCTTCATCAAGTTTTGCGTTGTATTCTTTCTCAAGTTCTTCTTTATAAGAAGATAACTCCTGCTCGACGGCTGCTTTAATCTCATCGATTTGTTGCAGTTGATCTTCTGGCAGAAGTTTAGTGAGAGCTTCTATTAATTTTTCCATGTTAACTTAACCTCGACCTAGTTTCGTTAAGATCCTTTTTAAGGATGCCGCCGATTGCAGCTAACAACAATTCTTTTGTAACCCCGCTGGCTACGTTGGATTCTTGTTGTCTATTATTTATACAAGTATTATCATTTTTATTAAAATTATCTTGAAAATTATTAGTTATTATTTGTTGTGGTAGTATATTTTCGTTAGCGTTTATTCTTTTTTGGAATGCTTTATTCGTCGAAGGGTCAGCTACTGCATCAAAAGTTATTAATTTATAACTTTCTCCAATAACTAATATTCCTTGTTCGTTAACTCTTCCGTTTCCTACTCCTCGGCTACTAATTCCGATTCTTACATCATCATTAATAAGTGCCTTGAGTATTTTACCGGCAGGTGTATTTAATATAATTCCTTCACCCATTAAAACTTTTCCTTCCCACCATAGTTTGGTAACTTTATGGGAAGCGTTAGCAAAGTGAATTATACTATCGGTTGGGTGATCTAATTCACCACATAATCCTCCACTTGCAATAGCTTCGTTCAAACCTTTAACATTTGATTCTAAGACTTCGTATGGATAGATTCTTTTATTTTTATTTACGGCTCCAGCTTCTTGGAACTTACCACGGAATTTACAAACTCCCGAATTAGAAGATTCGTGGAAATCCATTTCATTAAAAACGAAACCTCCACTTCCACAAATCAAGCTTTCTTCGTAAGTAGTACCAGGGATGGAACTATGTTCTAATAATATTTTCATAATACCTTCCTTTATTATTGGTCAACTACTAAATCGTCTTCTTTTCCATGATTCATTTTATAGCTTTGTGGAGTTTCTGCATTTGGAGATACTGTATTTTTCAAGCTAGGCCATGTATCATTTCCACCTTTATAAGCTAGGGTATCATTATCGTCTTCCACAGACTTTTCACCTTTCATCTTATAATCACCAAAAGGTTTTGGAACGTATGGATTACTTAATTCTGGATAAGTATCTCCACCCAAGTTACCCCATGAACCAGATCTCATTTCATCTGCTTCACTTCCTCTGTAGCTGCTTCCATCACTAGCTGGTGCATTATCACCCCAATCTCCTGAGAAATCAGAAGCTGGCGAGTATGACTTTCTAGCTTTATTAGCTAATTCTGGGTGATCTCCATTAAGAGTCATGTGAGGTTTATTAGAAACATTCCAAGCTTGGGTTTCCAAGTTAGTTTCTAACAACTCTTTCAACCAATCGGATGCAGCTTCCATTACATCTAGATCAGCGACTGATTCATTTCTGATAATTGGAAGTAATAAATCTAAGTGAGTAGCTGTTTCATATTGAACAACTTCATTTTCATCTTCATAAGCCATTTGATAAACTTCACGAAGTGCTTCGTAGATATCAACAAAAGCTTGTTTTTCTAATTCGGATGCTTCTTCTAGGTGTGAATAAAAATCAGCAACTGTTTTCGAGAAATCTAAATAAGGATCTTCTGCTTCTTCCGACAAGCGACTTCCAGATAATTTTAAAATATCATTTACTTTATCAGTATAAGTGTCATACGCAGTACGCAAGATACCTTCTGCCATAAAATCACAAGAGTTATCATCATAATTAGAAGCTTGAACGAACTCTAAACTTTCTTTAATAACTACGGATAATTCTGATTCAGTCAGATAGATTACTTGTGGGAATTGAACAACAATAGCTTCCAAAGATTCCATCAATTCTTCATTATTGGATAGAGCATTTTGTTTCTTGAGGTTGGCAACTGCATTACAGAATTCGGTATTTTCCGACAACTTCTTAGCTTTTTTTCTTAGGATAATGCAATCAGTATTAATTGTATCCCAATCAAATTGAAGTAATTTTGCTTCGTTAACGATTTGTCTGGTAGGTATTCTTAAACCTACAACATTACCTTTAACGTCGTGTTTGACATTTGTTTCTTTCAAGGTTGGAGTCATAAGTCTAAATTCAACGTAGCTGTTCAAATTTCCAATTAACTTGACCCATTCGTTAATACCATGCCCAGCAGCTTTTCTTTTCAAAGACCGCATTTTCTTTTGACCATCGGTCAATTTTTTATTATTTTTCTTCTTGCTTTTCATTCTCTTGTTGGTAAGAGCAGAAGATTCTTTGTGTTTAGGGTTTACTTCCCACTTAGCTTTCTTATAACCAACAGTTTTGGTTTTGCCATTGACTGTTTTTCTAATAGGAACAACTCTCTGTTTACGAACTTCTTCAAGTGTTCTTTTACTAATTGGCAAATGATTGAATTCGTTGAATTTTTGATCGGCAACTTCTGGTTTGTTAGCCAATAAGGCTTCTAGAAGATCTTTGACAATCTCTTTACGACTTTGAATTTCACTTTCTTCATTCAAAACCAACTCTTCAATGTTTTCGAAATTTACATAACCGTCTTGAATATTGAAAGTTGCATAAATATGATTACCTTCAATGGTTTCATATAATGCTGTTTCATTTCCATAGCTCTTTAATTCAGCTTGTGCTGATCCAAGTGCTTTTGCAACAACTGGGGCAGCAGCTTCTAATTCGGTTCTGTAGTTTGAAAGACTATTTCTTTCAATATTTTCGAACACATTATAATCAATTAGTCTTCTTTTTATTGGCATGACTTTTTAACTCCTGACTACAAATTTGTGTTATTTTATTTTTAATATAGGTAAACCTAAGTTTAAGTGGAATAGTAATAATCCACAATTAATATTATATATCATCTAGATTTTAAAAATATTATTTTTTAATATATAAAATACATTCATTTATTAAAAATCACATAAAAGGAAATAATATGTTAGAATTTACAAATTGGGTTAAATTATATGAAAACGAGCAGTTTTTCCAAGGTAATATGGATAAAGCTTTAGATATATGCAAGGAAAAATACAAAACAGAATTGATGCAATTATTACAAACACTTGCTGATAAAGATGATGAAATTAAAGACGCATTAGAAAATTCTTCGGAAGAAGACGAAGAAACCACGGATCAAGAAGAAAGAGTTTTACAGAATCCAAATGATGTTGAATCAGATCCTTCTATGCAATAATTACAAAAAAAGAGCAGTCTATTTTACTGCTCTTTTCACTAAATTTTCTAGAAGATTATTATTTACAATCCTTCTTCGGTACCAAAATCAATATCTTCAGCATCTTGATATCTGTCATAATCTTGTAATTCTAGATTATATTTTTCAAGATCTTCATCAGATGGTATTGGTAAAGGTTCGACTTTTGAATCCATATTAGGTTGAGAGTCTGTATCTTGATTATTTAAATTATCTTTTTCGGGATTATCGGGATTAATATTTTGTTCATCTGGAGATTCTTTATTTTCTTGGTTACCATCTGGTTGTTTATCAGGTGTAGGTCCTAACATTGGATTTGGCCCATCAGCACCTGTTCCCATTTCGTTTTCATCACCTTCTTGTCCTGGTATTCCCATTCCTAATAATGCTGGATTTTGCCCTAATATTTGAAATTTCATATCTTCCATTTTTTGAGCTTTAGCTCTAGCAATTATATCTTCAGCATCTGTTTCTGTAGCATTCCAATATCTTGTTAATAGATCATAATCACTCATAATCATCATACCTTTTAATTGAGCTATAATATTTAATCTATGATTAATTACCTCCATTTCGCTTATTTCTTTATAAGGAGATGGACGAGTCATTTTTATTTTAATATCTCTGTACATTTCATATGGAAATCCACGCATTTCTAAATGTGTTTCGCATAATTGATGGATGCCATCAGCAACATCTCCTTGTATTCTTTCTATCATCCTTGCAAATCTAGCATCTTGTGAAGAAAGGGTAATTCTCGTTTTGGAGATATCATCAGTATTAAAATAATCTTTTGGAAAATTTAATGCTGTAAATAATTTAGATTGGAAATATTCTAAGTCTCCAATTTCACCTAAATTCGTAGCCCCAGGTAATGTTTCAATTCTAGTATTTGATCCTGGTCGAATTGGCAACCAAATATCTTCATCAATAGCAGGTGGATGCCATCTTTCTTCGACAGCAGAAGCTCCTCCTTTTCCTTTATCTAAAGCAACTTTCTTTTTCTTGAATTGATCTTTAAATCTACTAACAAATGCTTCTGCTTTGAATGGAGGTAATTGTTGAACATCAATATAAAAAACTCTTCTTTCTGGGCTTCTAGCCAATCGATATACCATTACAGCATCTTCCATGAGTCTTAATTGATGAGCAGGACTTCTAGCTGGTTCTACTATTGATTTACCGTATGGATAGAAGAATGATTTTTCGTCACCTAGTTTGAAGTGAATGATTTGTTTTGGATGAAATCTAATAGCAGTACTCTTTTGTAATTCGATATCATCATCTGTCGATTTCATCAAAACATCAATATCGGGTCCATTACCTGATTGTTGGTATTCAACAACTCGATCTTTATTTGTAACAATTTTAAACATTTCTTCTGGTGGTAATTCTGCTAGTTTCAGAACACCTTTTTTCGGCATTTCTGGGGCAGAAAGTAATTCAACAAACAGATCGCCTTTTAGGCAAAGTCGTTTAATCTTCCCTCTTAGGTTTCTATTCAGGTTGAGATATCTTTTCCCAAAGCAAATCGTTTCTAATTCCTTGACCACTTCCTCATTTTTTGATAATATTTTGAATAAATTACCATCATCGTCTTCTTGACAATTGTGCATAACGACTGCATCAGTACAGAAGTTTTGGTGTGTTTTCACTGATAGATCATATACGTCTAATACTTTGTGAGGAAAAACGCCAATAACTTTTCGGGTTTTTTCTTTTTTCCCCAACCATCTAAGTTCTTTATGTGTAAATCCTATATCCTTAACCCATTCATTATGGCTTCTTGTATCTCTTTCGAACATGTGAGCGATTTGTTCACGAGTGAATCCATTTGCGATATAGTTACCATATCTAAGAGTTTCTAATGTTTTTTGATCTGGTTCTTGACCTTTCCATATATCAACAAATTGTCTTTCGTTGACCCAACCATATTTATTTGTACGTATTCTAGAAAATTGATTGTGTTTAATGTTATTTAATTCAGGATGTGGTGGCATTTTGTAAAAAGGGATAAGTTCATCTTTTTCTCTTAGATCACCTGCATGTCTCCATTCTTGATTACTAAGTAATATTCTATGGTCAAGCGTGGTGACAAAATGATTTCCATCATCAAGAGCAACCCATACAGTTTCTTCTGTTTTAACTTTTCTTGGATTATAGGCCCAGTCAAGAGTATAGTCTTCTTTTTCAAAGTCCCAACAATAGGTTAAAAACGGTTTTTGATCTTGTTGCCATCGTTTTTCCAACCAACTTATGGTTCTATATCCATCAAACAGTGTTGATATCATAGTGTTGCCTGCAATACAGGCTTCATCAGCAATGACAGTTAATGCCATTTCGACTTCTGGAACTGATAATAATCTTTCGTATTCTTTATATCTAGATAATCTATCTTCTACAGTTTGAAGGTCGATAAAATCATTAGATTGTCGGAAGTTTGTATCGGTCATACCTCCAACATTTTGGTCACGAATATCAGGAACACCACCGGGAGAGGTTAATCCTCCTCCAATTGCACGATCTTCTATTGATTGTTGATTTAATGGATCTCTACTAAGGTTGTAGTTCCATGTTTTATAAATATCCCACCAAGCCATAATATCACTATGAATAGAGTAACTTTTATTAATTCACATATAGGAAGCAAATTTTCTGAATTAATTCATCAATTGAATCAAAATGAGTTGTTTTCTGTACAAACAACCCATTCATTATATACACATCCTGATGATTTAGATTGGTTGTTTAGTACACATCATACTTGTAAAAACTCTGCTGCTATATATGGTGACATAATACTAAACAATTCCAGCATCAGGTGTAAAGCTCTTTTGGATATAGTATATATGATCAATTTCATTACTAAACCAAGTTTAGCTTTGCCTAGAATCATAGATGCTTTTTCCGAACCTTATGCGACCCAAAGGGCTGTTGATTATTATCAAAGCAGAATACAAAGGATTAAGGAAATTTCAGTTAAATCAATTAATAAAATTTTATTGACTGAGTCGTCATTTTCTAAACCTGAGTTTACTTCAGCAATAAACAATATGTTTAATACCAATGTTAGTTTAAATCCTATTGAAATAGATTCAGTAGAATTTAATGTTAAATCTAGTTTAATTCAAAGTTGTAATAATAGTTATGAAAATTGTCTTTATGTTTGTAAAAAAAATAATGTATTAGTTGTTTGAAGTTTTCTTTAGTTCTATTTCGATCATATTTTCTAAATTATCTAATGCGTTTTGTGCAAGTTCATCACTAATTGGATGCTGTAATTTACCTGTTTCTAAATTAAGTTTCCAACTCTCTAATGGAGTCATTTTTTTGTCATAATTTGATTTAATTTTAGTTTTGGACTCGACGATTTCAATAAGTTTAGATACAGTTTTTCTTATTTCTTTATCTTTATAATCTTTTGTATGTTTTTGAACTTCATTGAGAAGTTTTAAAATTGTTTCATATTTTTTCATATTACCTACCACCCGAACTCTTCAAGAATTTTTGAATGAGGTTGCCCATACATTGGTCTAAGTATATCTATTTCTAAAGATGATTCAAAATCATAGTCTTCATCCTCCCAATCATCTTCTAATATTTCTTTTTTGATTTCTTCGAAAACACTACTACTAATAACATCTTTTGTAGTAGTGCTTACACCACCACCTACAGGCATCCCTCTTATTGCTTCATCTCTTGTATAGATAGCTATTGACATTGCTATAATAGCATCATCGTGTCTTCCTTTACGTGCTTCTGCTCTGTTTTTTTGATTATCAAAAACAAATGTATTTAATTCATGAAGAAACCTTCTACTATAAACTACGAAACTACCGTTTGTTAATCTTTTGGCTAATGATTCTAGATACAACTTTCTATTTTGCGGGGACATTCTTATCCCAGGCTTGCTTTGTCTGTTAGATAATGGTTCATGATAGATGTTTTCGTAATTTACTTCATGTTGTAAAACATTTATAACAGCACCACCAATAGTATTATTTTCAATAACGACACTACATGTATTGTAATACAGTGCTATTTGGTTAATTATTTGGGCAAATATGTGAGGAGGTACATTGTTACTGTAAAATTCAGCTACTTGTTCTACTCGATTAATATCAATAAGCTGAAAACAGGAATTATCTCCATTTTCTCCTATACCTTCTGCGCAGTCACCAGCTAGTAAATATTCATGTCCTTCAATAGGTTCTTGCCATATATGTAATGCTCCTGGTTCCCACTTTAGTTTATCATAATTAGGGTTTTGCCATTTTTCAAATAGCGTTCTGTGTGGTTTGATTTTCTGAGTAAATAAGTCTATAGTTTGAATAACATTTGAAGTAAAATAGGTATTTCCTGAATCTAAGAAATCTCTTAAGACTTCTTGTCTCCACTTCCTTTCACCCATATTTGCTTTTGCAACCTTAGACCATTCAGGGTTTGCATATGTTGGGTGTTCCCAGTAATCTAATTCAATAATATTGAAGAAATTATTACCTTCTAGAGCTTCACTATAAGTTTCTTCATACCAGTTGCCTACACCATTAACTGTAGATATAACTTGAACACTACCACCAGTTGATACCACTGGATACATAGCTTCCCAGTGTTCGTCCATTTTTTCAATAAAAGCTGCTTCGTCAATCATTAGACAGGTGGCGGTTTTGCCCCGAGCGGCTTCGGGTGTATAAAAACAAATTTTAGATGCAGTATCATTAAATTTCTTTTCGTGTTTTGATATTTCTGCTTGTTCTTTGTCATACATCCACTCAGGAAAATTATCCATTGCTTTTTTGACAATATCACCTGCTGCGACGGCTTCACGATCTGTTTTGGAAAGCATATAGATTTGTTGATCATTTCTGAACAAGCATTTGTGCAAACCCCAGAGTGCGCCAATAGTAGTTAATCCACCTTGTCTAAATTTAGAAATCATATTAAATCTATGATTTTCAAAATTATCAATAGCACGTTCTTGATAATTGTACATAATAAAAGGTATTGTGCCATATTTTGCGTGAAGGATCTTCACGTAACGATGACACCAATATTTAAAGTTATTAGTACATTTTATTATTTCTTGGTATTGTTGTTTTGGTTCAAAAACGTTGAGATCATGTACAGTTTCGCCACATGGAATATCCATTTCCTCATCACTAAATCTGTAGAAATTAGAAAATACTTTATCCCATTCAGGATCTTTAATTATATCTTTGACAAATTCAAATTTATGATAATAATCTTCAAAGGCTATAGTGGGGTATTTTAAATCTTTTGGTGGTCCTTCATTGCTTTTGTGTTTAGACATAGTATACTCATTAGTATGCGCAAGAATTTCTCATGAATTCTTGTTTCCATATTTTTTTACTATAGTTCGATTTTACTGTTTCAACCCACTCAGGATTTGAAAACGTAGGATGTTCCCAATAGTCAACTGCAATTGGATTAAATTGATTATTACCTTTAATAGCTTCTTTGTATATTTTGTTATACCAACTATTTATTCCATTAACACTTGAAAAAACTTGTACACTACTGCCATTAGCAATAATTGGATACATAGCTTCCCAATGTTTCTCCATATCTTCAATGAAAGCTGCTTCATTGAAGATTAAGCAAGTACTAGATTGTCCAATTGTAGATAGTGGGGTATTGAAATAAATGCGAGAATTTGTGGTATGGAATTTTTTCTCATATTTTGAAGTATTATTTTGTTTTGGGTCATACATCCATTTAGGCAAATTATCCATAACTTGTTGGGTAATATAACTTGCATCAATGCTTTCACGATCTGTTCTGGATACTATATTGATTTTTTGATCATTTTTGAATAAACAATTATGTATGCTTTTCAACAAACTAAGTGTAGTCAATCCAGCTTGTCTGAATTTTGAAACTATATTAAATTTATTGTTTTCGAAACCTTCTATTACACGATCTTGGTATTTGTAGTTAATAAATGGGATTTGTCCATGTTTGTAATGATAAATTTCAACATAGCGATGACACCAATACTTGAAACTATTTGCGCATTTTGAAAGTTCTTCAGATTGTTTTGCCTCATTGAACATGTTAAGTTCTTGGAGAGATTCACCAATTAGTATTTCTTGCTCTTCTCTGCTAATTTCGTAAAAGTGAGAGAAAAAATCATTCCACTCCAAACCAGCCAGCATATCTTCAACCGTTTCGAACTTGTTGTAATAATCTTGAAATTCTACATTAGGATATTGCAAACTTTTGTTTATTTTATATTCTGACATAATTAACCTTTTATATTATTTAGCACACAATTTGGTAAAAACGCAAAAAAAATAAATGAAAATTAATAATTTGAGTGATGAAGAATTTAACGAAGATAAAGAAAATCACAAAATTGAAAAACAATTTGTTGATCCAGTCACAGCAACATCATTTGGTTGGTGGCTGCTAAGAACAATTGGAGGAATTTGTATTTCTTTTTTGTTCAATAATTATATTTTAGGTTTTTTCTTCAAAGAAAAAGCAAACTCCGAAAAACCAAAAGAGGAACAAGATGAGTCAAGACAAAAAAGTCAAAATAATATTGATGATGTTTAGTTTATTGTTTTTTTCGATTATTATTTTTGTATCAAAATCAAAAAAAACAAGCGATGAAACAATTCCATTACTACAAAGAACTGCTCCAATTGCAGAAAAGCCACAAAACAAGACAGTTCAAGATGTTTTAGAGGAAATTTCTTTAGATAATCTAAAGGATGTGGTTTATAAATTAGCTTCTGATGAATTTGAAGGAAGAATGTCTGGTAAAACAGGGAATAAACTTACTGCTAGTTTTATAGAAGACAAATTTAAGAGTTATGGTTTAAAAACAATTAGGCAAAGAATTCCTATACGAAGAGTCAATCCTGGTCCGAATCGTGAAATGGGTGATTTATGGACAGAAAATATTTATGGTTGGATAGAAGGCAGTAAATCACCTGATAAAGTAGTGATTGTTGGGGCGCACATGGATCACATTGGTTACGGGCCACAGTATTCTAGATCAAGAACAAGTAATAAGATTCATCCTGGTGCTGATGACAATGCAAGTGGAACTGCTGTATTATTAGAAGTTGCTAAAGGTATTTCTCAATTAAAACCAGATAGAACCATTGTTTTCCAAGCGTATTCTGCTGAAGAAATGGGTTTATTAGGTTCTCGTTATTACTGTTCTAAACCTTTATTTCCAATGAATAATCCTGATATTAAATCCCATGTTGCTATGGTTAATATGGATATGGTGGGTTGGTTGGGTAAGGGTATGTTTAGTGTTGGTTTTAATGAAGGAGAATCATCTTTAGATTTGAAAAGAATAATAGAAAATTTGAATCAAAAGTATGATTTTGCTGAGAAAATAACGAGTCGAGGTTCTGGTGGTAGCGATCATGCACCTTTTTACAACAGGGGTATTCCAGTTGCTTTCTTACATACAGGTGGTCACCCCCACTACCACACTCCTAGTGACACGGCAGATAAAATTAATTATGAAGGCATGGAAAAAATTACTAACTATGCACTTGAATTAGCTTGGGAAATTAGTCAAGATGACAAACATCTGGTATTTGATTACAGTAATTTTCAAAGAATGGATTATGTTCATGATCATGGTCACCCAGATGTTCCTTTCCACCAACATTGATTTATTATGAATGATTTAGATTTAAAAAAATTAAATGATATTATACCAATGGATGACTTGAATTGGGTAGAAAAAGACGATAAGTTTTGTTTGATCTCTGAAGAAGAAATTGATTCTGTAATAAAAACGTGTATAGAGTCGGATATAACAGAATTAGATGATATAGAGAAAGTGATTAGATTTGTTGAAGATAAAATAAGTGGTAAGTTGTTGGTAAATGCTATTTTTCAACAACGTGTAAAGCTTGTACTTATAGGAGATGAAATTGGTTTTGCAAAAAAAGACGACTGATGATCCATTAAAAATAATTACAAAAATGATTGATGTGTTAATCGATGATTTTTGTAATGAAATGTCTCACATGAGATTCTATTTAGAGGCAGCTTCTTCTATAGCGGGTCCTGAAAGATTAGAATACAGAGAGTTCTTTTTAGAAGAAGCTAAGAGTGAAATGGGTCATGTGGATGAATTTCGAAATCTTATTTTCAGCTTGTCTATTAGGCATGGTGTTTACGTTAATTTTTCAGGTAAAAATAACATCAATGAAAAATTAAGTAATTGTGATATTCCTAAAAATATTATAGCAAAAAACGATGTTAGTTCCTTGTTACAACAAGCCATTAATCTTGAAGATGAGGTTGTAAATAATTATGTAAAAAGAATTGAAGATACACAATTGTTACAGGAAAGTAACGTTGATAAAGTTAAAGTAGACGGAAAGTATATTGAGATTTTCTTAGAAGATCAAATTATGCATTCTAGATCTGATGCGAATGAAATGTTACGAATGTTAAGAAAATTTTAAATTTTGGAGAATATAATGAATGATATTAATTTAGTTAAGAAGACCCCTATTTGGCGATTTTATTACAAAGGATCGCACTCACATCCTGTGAGGAAAGTGGTTGCTATTATTGAGCGAACAGGCAATGTAGTTACAGGATATGAATTGAGAAGTGGAAAAAGTGTTTATTCTACTTTAGAAACGGCACCCGTTAAAAGTTACCGATTGGATAAAATAGCTAAAATCAAGAGTGTTGATAAGCGTCTTCCCCTTCGAAAGTCTGCTAAAAAATCAGAATTAGAACTAAGTACACTACGAAAATCAGGAATTCTGTCAGTCTTGACCGAAGGTGTTTAAGAATAAATGACACAAAAATAGGGATAATGTTTGATATTATCCCTATTTTTGTGTAATATATAAACTATATTAAAACAAAAACACTACATAATTGTGTGTTTTTAAATTAACTGATAAGGTAATTCAATTATGGCATGGTTTCAAAATCCATTTTTCGCTGACTTTTATGGAAATTTATCATTAGAAGATAGGCAATTAAGCCCTGTTTTTAAATGTCCTATCAATTCAGGAAGATCATTGACATCAGTTGCTAATTGGAGACCAACTGAAGATGGTTATGATTTGAGTGGTACGGATTCAGATGATAATAACAATAATATTTTAAAAATCAGATATGCAATAGATTCAAATTTTTTGAATTGGATGACTTCTGAATATGATTTAACAGAAGATTCAGAATTGACTTACACAATAGATTCATCTAATGTTAAACCTTATCAGATTGTTGATAGTCTTAACAAGAATGATTTATTTGCAACCTTTTTTAAAGCGTCTTTCCAAAATAATAAAATTGTTCTTGAGCAGAAGAGAAGTGCTGATAGAATGAAGTTTTATATCATGAATGGTCAAGCAGAATCAGTTCTTGGTTTTAATGACAGGGCTGGTGTAGCACAATTACCTTCTTACTTTAGGCGGCATACTGTTTTTAATCGCAATTCTAATGGTTTATTAGCGTTTGAAGACGGTAATAACATGCTTGTGGAATTGAGTCCTTCTAATAGTGGAGGAGATTCTGAAGTAGATGATGATGTGATCGAAAATAATCAAGATGAATTTGGTAAATCAAAAAATTATAATTCATCTGTAACTAAGGCAGATTGGGAATTACTTGTAGGTAAATCAACGACATTTATGTTCAAGTCTAGAAGCAATGTTGCATCAGCATCAACAGTTGAAGAAATTGTATATCCTGCTGGTGCTGAAGCTGGCGATTTTTCAATAAAAAATATTACAGAATTAGATGGAAGTGGGAATGTTTTACGGGAATTTTCTGTTCCTCATACATTAGAGGCAGGCGATTTGATTACACCTCCATAATTTAGAAAAATAATTATATTAATTGATGTTTTTAGAATTTTAACAACTATTTTAATATGACTAAGCATCATATAAAAGAAGATCCAATAGTAAAAAAGAGGAATAGAATGAGCAAAGATAAAAGACAATTTCTTTACGAAGATGGTCGTAGAGCAGAAAGACATGTTTTTGATGAAGGTACCGAATGTGACGGTGAAACTATAACTGAGGTTTATGTTGAACCGCCAATTCAGAAAAATTTAGCACAAAGAGTAGTTGAGAAACGCCGTCCTTGTGTATATGAAAGAGAAACAGAATACATTGATGAAGCTACTGGTGAAGTCATTGACAGGGTCAAGGAATCAGCAGATCCAAGTGCTCCTCTAACGGTTGTAGAACATCTTGTTTCTCGTCAAGCACTTAATTCACAAAAAACCATAACATCACAAGATGTTGTACGTAATTCAGAATGTGTTTCTCGTGATGATGTCAGACAAGATATTCGGGATGCTTTTGATGAGTATCTTAATCGAGTTGGTCCTTTAACAGCACCGAAAGAAAAGGTTTCTGTTCAAAGTACTCTTGAAGAAAAATATGATGGCAATTCTGCTAATAATGATTGGGTGGATTGGTTATTGTACGGAGTGATGGCTGCTATTGTTGCAGGAATTATTTATGTATTATTTGTCATGTAATCAAACACCCCAAAAATCTTTTATATGATCTAGGATCTTCTTTTTGCGACCTTCTTGTAAGGTCGCATTTTTTTGTTTGTCTGTCTTAGTAGTTATCTTCTTTTTCTTTGTTGCTAATAGATGAAGTTTATCAATTGCTTCTTCCCAATCTTTGGCAGGCGTGAATCGAATTAAATCCCCAGAAATTTCCTGTAATACAATTCTTCCTTGCCAAGTAACTTCTAGTTTTTCTTCAATTGAATAATATTGTAATTCTATATGCATTCCCATAGATAACCCATCAAAGTATAGTCCAACTATATTAGTATGACCTTGTATAAAATTTGGATTAAAATTTTTCCAAACATCTCCTTCAAACCTTTTGTTATCATTAACACTAGTCCCAGATTCGTACATATCGAACATAGGCATACTTTCTAATAAATTATTAGGGTTAGAATAAACGGTATTGTGGTTAAAATCAATTTCTCCTTGATCGTAAATCTCTTCTCCAAATAAATTCAAAATAAACCTTATTTTGCCTTTGTTTCCAATTAATTTTTTATTATTAGCCTCTATAACTCGTTGTTCTTTTAGTCTATTAAATTTATCTTCGAAGGAAACCATGTAACACCATGTATAAATAATTAGGTTTTTTTAATTAAGGAGAATGAAAATGGAAAATAAACATAATTATTTGATAAATGACCCATCTACACCTGACTTAACACAAGAAGTGGACCTGCCTCGTGAGATAACTGGTAGACTTGCTTATAAAATATTTATAAATCAATTGAATGAAAATAATTTATATAGGAAAAATAATATACAAGTAACTTTGTCAAACGGGATAAATAAATTTCTTGGTATGTCTAATGTTTTTGTAAAAAGCTGGGCAGGAACTAGAAGACTCATGATTCATCCCAATGCAGGATATAATTATAATGCGTATTATGATAGAAGATCGCTTTCTTTCTTTGTTGGTAAAAGTAAGAATCAACCAATCTTATATACAAGTGACTCTCAAGACATTGTTGCTCATGAATTAGGTCATGCATTATTAGATGCTATAAGACCCGACTTGTGGAATACTGTGAGTTTAGAAGTATGGTCATTTCATGAAACATTTGCTGATGCATATGCTATTTTCTCGATTCTGCAATACGAAGCAACTAGAGAATTATTTATAAAACAAACAAAAGATAATATTAGGAACAAAAATATTGCTTCTAGTTTAGCTGAAGAGTTCGGCATTCTTCTTCATAAAATGTCAAATGGACAAAACGGATCTTTGTCTCATTCGTTAAGAGATGCAACTGTCAAGTTTAAATATAAAGACCCTCTTTTATTACCCAAAGAAGGAAAAAACAATCAATTGATTGCTGAATGTCATAGTTTCGGAAGAGTGTTTTTAAGTGCTTGGTATGAGTATTTTATTTTATTGTTCGAGTTAAGGTCTAAAAACAAAATAAACAAAGAAGAAATTTTATTGAAAACAATTGATGAAGCATATTTCGATTTAGTTTCTGCTGCTACTAAAGCTCCAAGACAAATTTTGTTTCTTGGATCTGTCGCAAAAACTATGTTAAGACAAATACAAGACAATCAAGAAAAACACGATATTTTACATAAAGTTTTTCTTGATTGGAAGATTGTTAGACCTAAAGTAAAAATATTCAACAAATTAACTTTAGATCAGGTGATTGATCAGTTGGATGATACTAAATTAAAAATAAAAGAAGAAGGTGATTTAAAATCTATTGTAGTAGATAACGGAAGAGAGATTAAACTTTCTAGTTATATTGATAGTGGTGATATTTCTTCTTTAAGTAATGATTTAGCAAATTATAAATTAGATGTTCCTAGTGACGATGCATACTATTTTAATTCTAACAATGAATTAATCGATATAGAAAAAAGTGATTTTATGTCTATAATTCAAAGTAGTAAATTTTGTATAGATTATATTAATAGAAAGGATCTTTTGGGAGATAAAAACTATTGGAATATAGAAGAAGATAAAATTATTAGGAATAAGATCGCTTAATAGTAAACTATTCTAGGTATTTCTTCGTCTATTTTTTTATAAATAAATTCACTAAATGGTTTATCTCCCATAAAGTCTATCCTTATAGAAACTTTAGATATATTTTTATTGATTTTTTTTATCTTGATATTAAAGTCATTTTTAGAAGTCGCTATTATATTATAATAATAGCGACTTCTAATATTTTTCTTAATTTTTAACCCTAAATCTAAACACGCTCTTTTAGTTGCATTTATTATAATAACATCATTATTTTCGTAGTATTTATGGGCTTCACCATTTTGCCATGTAATGTAGCCATTCACAATTGGAGATACGATTGCTGGTTCACAACTAGCATTAAGTAATAATAAAAATAAAATACTAATTATAATCATTATTTTTTGGAAATGGAACATAGTCTTTGGGTATCTCATAATTGAGGTTTAATCTATCAATAATAGGTATATTCTTGATTCTTTCTCTGAAATGAAAAAGATCATTATCAGTGTATATTACTAAAACCCAACCATTCCACATTTTGTGAAAGTTTGCAATACTAGTTTGTTGAACTTTTAGTGATCTATCACTATTATCTATCCAGCAAAATCTATCTTCTTCTTCTGAGTAATGTACTGCTACCATAACGTGTCCTGGTATAGAAAAAGTACACCCTCTTCCTTCTGATAAGGATTTTTTCAATAAATCCAAAGATAAAGATCTATCATTATATTCTTGTTTAAACTTAACTCCAAGATCTGTTAAAATTTTACCTGCTCTATAAGGATCTGAATAGGATTTACAATTACTTCTAGAAGTAATTGGTGGATCAATTAGTTTTATTTCTCCAGCATGTCTTCCTAAAGTCTCGATAGATGAATAAACACATTGAATTCCTGTATAGTTTGGAACTCTATTTTTGTACTCTATTGATGATTGGGTTCCTACAGGATTAATTACACCTGTTTTTGAAACATATTGATTAGTATATGTATTTCTATATTTTTCAACAGAATATTTCTTTTGTGTTTCTAAAGATAAAAACAATGTAAACATTGCAAATAAAAATAAAGCACCTATGATCTTTGGAAGCTTTTTGGTCATTGTGATACCAAACAGAGTAATTATTTTATTTAGTCTTTACATTATCATAATTTAATAAATCTAACTACTTTAAGTAAGTAGAAATTATTTTGAGGATAAACTAATGTGGAGCGGTCTAGTAACAATTAAAGAATTAAATCATTATAGAGAAAATGAACTTTTGTATAGTTATAAAAACTTAAAAAACATATTGCATGATGAAGGAGAGAAGTTTATGCTTGAAGTATGTTTTGGTTTACAAACAAGACCATTGAATTATTATTTTGGATTAGATGCTAGATCGTCATTAAGTGCAGATGATACGTTATCAACAATACAATCTGAGCCTAGTATAAACGGTTATCAAAGACAATTCGTAACGAGTAGTTCTTTTGAAACAATTGAAGAGCAAAATGGGACTTTTCAGATCAATTCACCAATTATTACATTTAGGTCTGATGGTGGGTCTTGGGGTCCTGTCACCAATTTCTTTCTATCAACATCTCCTTCTTCAGAGGGATTATTGATTTCATCTGTAAGGCTTCCTAATTCAACTATTGTTGCTAATTCAGAATTTATCAGTCTACAATTAGGTTTATCATTAAGAGATAGTACAAGTTAAATAAAACTTTTTACTAGTGATTCCTTGGATTTGATGTCAATAAAGTTGATGTTGTCTATATTTTTATTATTTATTACAAATCTTTTTTTCATTTGAAAATTTAATTTTCCTGGATATTTTTTCTTGTCTTTTAGCATTTCTATATTTGGAGGAATTGGGTTTTCGACAAACCATTTTCTTCTCTTTTTTTCATACAATAATTTGTCTTCAAATGTTAATTGTGTCAATAATTCTATAGAAATTGGTTGGGGGATCTTATAGTCTGAGGGTAATTGCGGGAGAATTAATTTGAAACCATTCTTTTGTTTATTTAGTATAATGTCTGGTTCTGGTTTGGTTGCTATTATTTCATATGTAACAAATGATTCTTCAATTGGCTCAGTGCATAGAAATATTTTAGATTCCATATTATAAATATACCATACAAAAGAATAAACACCTTCAGCTATTAAATCATTTCCGTTAGATAAAATTTTTCGTTCTTTTTTATCTAAGAATATTGTATGAGAACAAAAAAGAATCGTATCTGGTTTTATATTTGATAATTTCATATCTCTATTATAGTGTAATTACTCTTTAAATAATTATCATGAAAGAAAACAAAACGCTCATAGTCTTAATATTAAGCATTATCTTCTTGATAGTTTTCAAGTACCATAAACAATGGAGTAGTGATCCTATTGTTGGTAAAATTGCCGACAAGGGAACAATCGACATGCCGATTGTTGAAAACTCTACTCCACAATTATCATTTTTTCAATCAGCCCCAAAAGAACAAAGAGAAAGTGAATACTGGAAATTTTTATCTGCTTCTCCTAAAGTTCAAGTCCAAAAAGGATCAGGTTCTGGGACAATTTGTTATTATAACTCAAAAAATAATACGGCATACGTTATTTCTTGTGGTCATCTATGGGCAGGTAATAAAACAGCCGTGGAATTGCAAAAAAATCCTCAAAAAGCTCAATTAATATTTTGGTATCAAAACAATAAAAAATTAAGCAGTCCTAAAAAATATGATGCTGATGTTTTATTTTGGAGTAATGATAGAGGTTTTGACGTAAGCTTATTAAGCTTTAAACCAGATTGGGTTCCTAGGTATTTTCCTATTGCAAAAGAAGACTATATTATAAACAAAGGAAATTTATATAATAGTGTTGGTTGTGATGGCGGAAGAGAAGTAGCTAGATATGAAATGGAGTTTGTAGAATATCGTGGTGTTGATGCTATTTTTAGGCGTAATAGTCCACGTCCTGGACGTTCTGGTGGTGGTATGATTACTAATGATAATATTTACATAGGTGTATGTTGGGGTACTTCTGACACCAAAAGTGGATCTGGTATTGGTTATTTTACTCCATTATCTGCAATTTACAGTAAGTTCAAAGAAAACAAATTTAATTATTTACTTGAAATAAATAACCACTTGGCTAGAGATATAAAAATATTAGACAGGGCAACCCCAAATAAGACATATCCCCCTGAATTTATACCCATCCCTCAGGAAGTTCATACGCCTTTGCCCCAATGGAAATCCGATTTTTTCCGTTAGCAACAAACGGACATAAAGATTTATAATCACATCTTTCACATTGGAAGCCAACGTTACCCCAGACTTTATCTGGGTTTTTATCTTGTATGCTATTATAACTTTTTAATAATTCTTCTTTAGTTTTATCTAAATCATCTTCTGTAAATCTAGCACCAATTAAATCAGCCCCTTCAAGATAATACAAAGCTGTATAAATATTCTTTGCAGGGACGTTATAATGTTCCCTTACCATAAGAGCGTATGTTTTTAATTGAATATCATCTTTTACTGTATTGATATTTTTTCTCCAACCACCCTTTTTTGTTGTTTTATAATCTAATACAAAAAAATGATCTTTTTCTTGAATAATTCTGTCAATAAAACCGTATACAAATTTCTCATTAGGTGGATCTAAATCATATTTAAATTCCCATTCAAGTTCTCCTCTTACTCCTACTTGTTTATTAAGTTTCTCAATAGAACGTAGGTGGTCTGGAACCCTTACTTGGAAATCTTTCGGCAAGTTTATACGTTTCCCAGGTTGATCAGATCTTTCTAAAGACATTTCTCCAGTTAAAATACTGAGCAAAATATCTTGCAGACTTTTTTCACCTTTTAGTTCGATAAACTCTTCTGCTACTTTGTGAATCACTTTTCCGTAAGTAAAATGAAATTGCTCTTCTTTTGGAGAAGGCACCTTTAAATGATATTTGAATTTGTATTTTTGCTCGCATTCTTTGTACAGATTATATCTAGAAACAGATAGATGATTAATGTTCATGACCTATTAAAGTCCTTTAACTCGAATAATATCTTGATTTGATTTGACTTTTACTTTAAAATATCTGAAAGAGAAAAAAATGAGCATACCTTTTGAAATATTCCTAGAATGGGCAAACGCTAGGTTCGATCCTGTAAAGATTAAAAATGATGAAATAAAAATTAATTCAGTGTTTTGTGATGATTCTAAACAACACTTGTGGTGTAATCCTAGTGGTGGAAAGAAAAATGTAGAACATGGTGTCTTTCGTTGTTGGAAAACCGACAAAAGAGGGTCATTGATATCTTTAGTAATGCAAGTCGATGGCTGTAATTATTGGGAAGCGTTACAAACCTTAGGTTGTAGAGATGCTACAATAGATGATCTCCAAATTAGATTTCAAGAATTATTAAATCAAGATCAACAAGTCGAAAAAGAAGTAAAAGTACAAAAAGAGTTTAAAGAATGTAAATTGCCACCTGGAACTTGTTTAGTTAGTGATATACCTACTATTAGTCCAATACGAAGGAAATGTGACATATATCTGAAATCTAGAGGCTTTACAGCAAGTTTTTTCTTTGTTTGTACTTCAGGGTTTTATCGGGATAGAATTATTATCCCTTATTATGACAAAAATAAGAAACTTATCTTTTTTAATGGTAGATATTTTGGCTCTTATGAAAAAGCTCCAAAATATTTAGCTGCTGGGGAAGAAAGCGGTGTTACTAAAGAAGATGTCTTATTCTTCCCGGATTGGCCTGAGAAGGGTTCTAAGGTGTATGTGACTGAGGGGGAGTTTGATGCGTTAAGTCTCTTTAGATGCGGTGTGTGGGCTTGTGCGAGTGGAGGAAAATACTTATCTGAAGGTCAACTCAAAATACTAAAAGATTATGATCCTGTTTTAGCATTCGATTTCGATGGTCCTGGTGTTGATGCCTTAATAGAAAATGGTAAAAAAATGCAATCTTTAGGGTTCAATAAAATTGAATATATAAACCCGCCGAAAGGTTACAAAGACTGGAATTCAATTATCAATAAAGTTAATCCAAAGTTGATAAGAGAATATGTTCTTAAAACAAAAAACTTCGATCCCCTTGATATTCAATTAAATCTACTATGAAAAATATATTTGTAAATAAAATCTGTACAATAACAACGCTAGGTATTAATCGAAATTACCGAGAAGAGAATGGTGATAAATTTATAGAAACAATTCATAATTACTTCATGGGCAAAGTCATATCTGTTGACGAAAAAGGCTTGTTGCTAGAAAATGTATTTTCTCCAAAGAAAACTAAATCCTGGTTTAATTTAGATAATATTGTAAGTATTTCTGAAGAAGAATCACTAAACCCTAATGATCCTATGGATGCAAAGATTATTCAACAAGTAAAAGAAGAAATGAATGGTAAAGTAAAAAAAACAGTAGTCGAAAACAATAAATTAAATATTGATGATATAGAAAATGTATTTTGAATTATAAATATGTTTATGGGAAATTTCATCAAAAACATCGTCAATTCATTAGATTTTAATCACCTTAACGAAATGGCAGCGGCGGCTGTTGATTATAGTGACGGAGATGAAATTCATACAGTTCACGAGAAAAGAAAAACTCCTATATTCATTGATCAACATGATATTGATTTTTTACAACAATTCCCGCCAGAATTATGGGCAAAAGCTTTAGTCTATCGTTATGACAAGCTGCTTTATGATATTTTTGAAATATCAAAAAATAATGGTAATATTCCTAAGTATGCAAATCCCAAGTTACCATATAGGCATGGTAGGAAATCTGGAGAGTTAATTTTTCCAAAAGTTAGAACTTATGGAAAGCACTTGCTTCATAAAGTAACTGCTGATGTCGATGATCACATGTATTCTCAACTGAAATCGACAGAGAAAGAGAAATACATTCAGCATGCTAAAAATAATAACTTTGGGTCATTAGGTTATGTACTTGACGGAAATAAAAGAGGAAAAGGTTTAAGTGCAAGTAAAGGAATGGTTGGAATGACCGAAAAAGTGGCACGAGATCGTTTGTCTAGTTTGTATCAAGGTATAAAAGATGGATGGTTGGGTGAACATCCAGAAGACAGTGAAGTTATAGAAAAATTAAAAATAGGTGGTGGTAAGGGTTCTGATAAAGTTGTTCATACAAAGGAAGGTCTTGGTAAACTCCCTGGACATGGTGAAAAGTATGGTAGAACAAAAGATGGAAAAAGAATATGGTATGCTTATTGGGCAGATTCAGGAGAAATGATTCAAATCAAACAGTATTTACCCATCTTGAGACCAGCTAAAATGATTCCTAGTGAATCTATACGAAAACATAACGTAGCAAAAAATATTCATGATGAATTAGATGTAGATATCTCTGATAAAGATATATCAAAGTATAGAAGTATGCTTAATCCAGTAAATCTTTCAAACTTAAACAAAGAAATAGAACAAATTACTTCTTGGTTAGACGATCCATCAAACAAAAAGCCAGTTATTGGGAAAGATCCAAAACATGTCCAAAGAAAAAAATATAAAGAAAAATTAAAGGAATTAAAAATTAAGTTTTCTTTGATTGATATCATTAAAAAGACCACAAAACAAACAGGTTATAATGATCCTCTAGATGTACCAGACGAAACCTTTTCTGAAATTCTAGAATCAATCAGGGATCGTTACAAAGAAGAATATGAAACTGTCTTGAAAAGTGCTCCAAGATATGACGTAGAAGATTGGAACATACATCACTTTAACCCTAAATTAAACAACCCTCACACAAGATGGTCAGGGTTTGGAACAATTAATATTAATTGGCAACAGCAAGAAACAGTTCATGGCGCATTACAACAACTTAAAATTAACCCAAATGAATTTTGGAAAGATGCTAAAGAATTAATTGGAAGCACAGGTGGAATTCCTGACGAAATCACCAGAGGTGTTGATGCATACATCAAGAAGTTGTATACTGCTTCAAAAGTTGCACACCATACCATGCAAATTAAACAAGATGAAATTGTCAAAAATGCAACAACCTATTTTAGAAATCGATTAGGTTCTAGAGCCTTTATGCCATTTATTCAAATCTATAAAGATTATAAAAAAGGTACTGTTCAAAAATCAGCATTGGACAATGCTCGAAGATTAATGAGAAAATCTGCTTTCCAATCTGGATATACCTTTGCAGGAATGGTTTTTCAATTGAAAAACCGAATTCACAAAGGACAATCAATGGAAGATCTAGAACAGTTGTTGTCTGGTGATAAAAGTCTTGAAGATAAAGCAAAGGAATTGGGAATTACATGGGGAAGAAAGTCAAGACCTTTCGACCCTTCTATGTGGAAAGATGGACAACACGGACAGACTTCCCACGGAATTGACGTGATTCATTCTCAGATTCAGGCAGGATGGGATAAATTAACAAATAATCCAGAGTTCTTGAATCAAATTAGAAGTACCGTAACACACGATCATTCTGACAATGATATATCTGCAAAAACATTAGTTGCTGGTAAATATTTTTTAGCAGCAAAACATGCATTACAACAAATAGCACAACAAACTAATCATTCAGTTACAGAAGAAGAAATTGACACGAAGGCAAAAGAAATATCAAAGAAATTATCTTATGAATCAAGTATGATTGAACTGGACCCAAAAATCAAACAATTGATCCAAAATCCAAAATTCTCTAGTTATATTGATCCAAAATCAAAGAAATACAGTAGTTTAATTCATAACTATGTTAAAAAGTACTATACATCACGCTCCCCAGGATGGCAACAACTGGAGAAATGGTTCTAAAAATCTTCAAAAGTGTCTGTGTAATCTTTTTTGGTGGATTTTTTTGATGGGGCAAGATTGCTAAATGTGTTTTTAAGATCATCTAATTCTTGGTCAAATTCATCCTGAGACATGTTATTATTTTTTAATTTTTGCTTTAAATCCTGATAACTATTCTGCCCAGTAAGTTTATGTCTTTCTGGTAACCTGTCTATCAAATCTTCTATACTTACATTGCTAAGATCAATATCATCTTCAATATCATCTTCAATATCATCTTCAATATCATCTAACTCATCTGGCTCTGCATCTTTTCTAGCTTTATCTTCTGCGTCTTTTCTAGCCTTATCTTCTGCGTCTTTTCTAGCTTTATCTTCTGCGTCTTTTCTAGCCTTATCTTCTGCGTCTTTTCTAGCTTTATCTTCTGCGTCTTTTCTAGCTTTATCTTCTGCGTCTTTTCTAGCTTTATCTTCTGCGTCTTTTCTAGCTTTATCTTCTGCATCTTTTCTAGCTTTATCTTCTGCATCTGATGTTTGATTTCGAACAGTTGGAGTAGTGTCTTCATCATCATCGTCTTCTTCATCATCCAAGTAATCATTAATGTTAGGATCTATTCCTAGTTCTCTTTCGATTCCTTTTATTTCATCATCATCATCGTCATCATCTTCAATTTCTACGTCTTGAGATCTACTTGTAGTTGTCGAAGCAGGTGGCATACTTGCAGCGACAGGATGACTTGGTTGTTCAGTGTTGTTATCTTGGTCTTTGAGGAACTTAGTTATTCGGGTATATTGATCTCTCAAGGTTTTTACTAATTCTTGTTTGAAATTTGCTATAATTGGTCCAGCAAGACTCATGTTTTCGTTAAGGTGTTGGAAATCAAAATTATCTTCAAAGAACATATTTGCACATTCTTTCAAATGACTATATTCTTCTAAGGTAATTAAATTTTCATTCTTTCTATTTTGCCAAGGTAATTGATTGTTTAATCTTAAATTATTAAGATAGTCTGGATTATCAAAAGAATTACCTTTCCAAATAGATCGCCACAAGCCCCTGATTCCTTTCCACTTAGGCGATTTAATCACTCCTTGGTTATTTCTCTGTGAAGATCTTTGTTGATCTGTGGAGTTAATTGATCTAGCCATATTATCAGTTGATGTGGTGGGTCGCCCCATACTACTTTGCGTAGGTTGCTGATCAACTTGCGGATTTACTTGTTGCCTTTGTTGATTAATGATTGGTTCCAATTTTGCAATTAACTCTCTATCAATTAATGTTTCAATCTCTTTGTCGAACTTATCTTTTAATTGTTCCATTGGATTTACAAAACTGTTTTGTTCACTCATCTTTTTTTACCATAGTAACTATTATCACTCATTTTCTTTAATGACATTATATATGAATCAAATCTGTGAAATTCGCTAGATAAGTATTCCATCTTTCTTTCTTCGAATTCTCTATCTGCATTTTCACCTTCTACTTCAAACATAATATCTCTGCCTTGTCTTCCAATAACTTTATAGCCATGCATTAACAAATAGGCACCTGCTCCTAAATCTGAAACTTTCTTATCCATATTCTTTCTCTCTTTCTTTTAATTTACTAATTATGCATTTTCAGCAGCAACCAAACAACCTCTTGCTACTGATTTAACTGGTTCTTTGGGCTTGATAATTTCTCCAACTTTAATCGGCAATTTAACTTTATTTAATGCTTCTTTAAACAATTCTTCGAATCCGTTTGGAGTTGCGGTTCCGCCAGCCAAAATAATATCAACGGGTTTATCTGTTCTTGTGTTATGTCCTGCTTTTTCGAATCCTTCAACAATTTTATTAACAGTATTATGAATCATGATTTCATATTGAGTTTTGATTGCTCTGAAAACTAGCTCATCTTGTTGTATTGTGAAGTCGATTTTTTCTTTTTGTCTATTTACATAGGTGGTAGTTGTTTCACCTAATGCTTTTGATGCTTGTTTATCAATCCAATCACCACTATTTACAATAGAAAATTGGAAGACGGGTGCTCCAAATATAGAATAACAAATATTTACCATCCCCGACCCGCATGAGATCCCGATCCCCGTCCAGGCTTTTTCTTCTAGTTCTGCATACACAAGAGCTAATGCTTCATTGATTGGTCTGGCATCAAGTTTAAAACCCTGATCACTTTCATAATCATCAAAAATTTGTTGTAACACTTTCTGATGGTAATCAGCATCAGTTTCTTCATTAAGTGCATTCGCAGGGACACTATAAAAAAGAGTTGTATTGTCTTGTTCGATTTCTCCTATCATTCCGTGAATCATCATACTCATAATTTCTTGAGCATAATGTTCTTTTGGATTAAGACACCCATCTTTCATAGGACGCAACAATTCTACATTAGGTAAAGTGCGTGCCATTTCTACAGCGTTTTTTCCTAGTGCATAAGCCACGTTTTCATCAGGGAATTCTACTAATTTTACGCCTGATTTTTCCATCATGTTAAATATTGCTCTAGATTCAATATTTAACTTGACAAAACCATTTACTTCTCTTTTGTATTCGTAATTGTTTTCTTGTCTTGAACAAGAGATTAAATTGTAAGTACCAACATCGAAACCCAAAACATTCATTTTATCACCTTTCTATTATTTTATTCTTTATCGCCAAAATTTATTTTCTTTTTATTTTTGCTTTTAAAACTTGGTATTACCCAATCAGTTTTATCTTCTTGTTTTTTAATTTCATTAGTATCATTTGCCTGTATCGACAAATTGTTACCATCTAATTTAATATTAAGTTCCAACGATATGTTTACAAAGACTTCCCCATCTTTTGTAATTATCTTTGTATCTCCTGTTTTAATTAAATTTGGCATTAGCCTCACCTTTAAATTAGTAACTTTAGCAATTATTTTAAATTATATTTATCTTTAAATGTATTTATGCCTTCAACCAACTCATATTTACTAATTTCTGTCAAACAAGGTTTTATATTTTGTTTAGTTTTACAGCAATTAGACCAAGAATAACATGGTCCACAATCCCAATTTCCATTTTTTCTATGTTTTTGTATCAATATATGATCATAATACTTGCCATAAATAGTACCATCTGCATATGTAAAAATACCAAGTAAAGGCTTTCCTAAACCACCTGCCATGTGAAAAGCTGCACTATCAACAGATATAACACCTTTTGAAGCAGCGATTATATGCATCCACTCACTTATAGAAGTATTGTTTATTTGTTTAAGATTATTTGGTAAATAATCTATTTTATTCTTATGCAAACATATCAAATTTGTGAAATTATCTAGAAAAACATCTATTTGGTGATTAAGAAGGTTTTTGGTTAATATAGCTGAAACAGGGCAAAAACAAATAAAATCTCCATACTTATTTTTGTATTGATTAATTAGATTTTGGTTTAAGTTAAAATCCATATCATGATATTTAAGTTCTAAACCAAAAGATTGCCCCCAAATATCAGATCTGTGTTTATCCGATTCTGGAGCTATGCATGATTCATATTTATTAGCTTGATGGGTAGTAGTATAAACAACTGCATATTCTGAATCATTTACATTATTTACATCAATTACTTGATCTAAAAACTCAGAATCTTCAACAGCCTTTAAATAGTAAGAAGGACATGCAAAGTGTAATTTGGATTTAGGTATTTGTTTTTTTATGTTTTTGAATAACATTCTATGCATCAAGATATCACCAAGACCACCTGTATGTCTTTTTAACAATATTTTATTGTAATTTTTTATATATGATATAGGTGATAATTTTGTTTTAATTATAGGTGACTTAGATATTACTTTAACCATTATTTTAGTAAAGTACAAAAAAATAAGACTTGCAGACATAATCCACAAGTCTTATAGTATTTGATTAATTAGCTGAAATTAGCTGTTACAACCAGAGGCAATTGAAAGAACAACTTGAACTAATACTGGTCCAACGGCACCTGATTCACTGTTGTCGAATTCAATCTTAGAGATATCCAAATCACCTGCATTGAAAACTTGGACACTGTTAGCAGGAAGATCCAAAATAGCACTTCCATTTAACTTCATCTTTAAATCTTGAGTTTCATGCTTGTTAGTGATTTGTGTAAACATTGCATAACTACCATTATCACCAACGATATCAACGGCATTATCAACATAAGTTGATGTAGCAGTAACCGAAAGATCGTAAACCTTAGGATATACATTACTTCCATCTTCACTGTAAACAGATCCATCATCAGTTACGACTTCAAGATATGCTTCATCCAAAGGCATAGCAGGATAAGCAAACTTCTTCCAGTAATTACAATCGGTGAAGGTTTCACCATCAACCAATTTACGATTAACTTTCCCAGGACCCATTACGTAAACGGTTCTTTGCTTCGAAACGTCAAATGGCTCGTTAGTTCTTGGGTCAATATCTAATCGACCTTGCTTACCAGTACTTAACTTAACTTTAAAAACACTCATCTAATTCTCCAATAGAATTTTAAAAAACTTATTTAATTGTTGCGTCTTCGGTATTATTTATTAAAGATATCAAAATCTTTACGTAAAATATTTACCAAGTTGTCTGTCGGACTTCCTTCTAATACATAAGTGTAGCCAAAATCATTTTTTTTAAAATTTGTTTTTTTTATGTTTTTTTCTTCGGTTTCCAGATCATCTCTTAAACAAACACTAAATACTATATCTTGATGTTTTTTTTCTAGTTCTTTTATAATTTTGAATAATTGTTTTATAATTAAGGCATCATTACCAAAGTAACAAATACAAATTTTATTATAAGTGTGTTGAAAAATGGAAAAAGATATCATTAAGGAATCCCAAAAAGCATTAAATATTTTTCTGTCTAACTTTAATAAAGATGAAAACACCCAAAAAGTATTGGATTACGTCCTGCGAGAAATTTATGAACTACCTATTTCTTTACAGTCTAAAGAGAAACCAAAAAGAAGCTAAATTAATTAAATCTTTTCCTTGTGATAATAATAATACAGGTGTAATAGAAATTAATGGAAGTAATCTACGACTACTTCCTGCGGAAGTTAGCCAATTTATTAACTCTCTTTCAAAAGAAGATTTAAGAAGTAATGAAATAAAACTAGAAATAGGTAAAAACTTAGCTGATTGGGAAAGTTCTCTGAATAAGAAAGGAATCAAATTAGAATCTAGATCACAAAAAAAATTCGCAAACACAAAAATTACGAATGTGGTTGCGAATCAGCTTAATATAAAAAAACCTATGTTGAGAAAAGGTTCCGATCAAATTAATCGTAGGAATCGTTTATGAATAAAGAAGTTTCCTACTTTTGTTTCGATTAAATAATGCTCTCCATTTACTTCCTTGATCACTCCTCCACTACCAGTAAAGTCAATTACCAGTTCTTTTAAAGAATCTGCTTCGCCTTCTTCCATTTCATTGTAAATCTTTTTCGATTTGACTCTACTCTCGACGTATCTCCCAACTAACCGATTCTGTTTTTTACTTGGTTTATTTGGTTGATCTAATTCCCAATCCCTGAAATTACTCATTTTTACCACCTATAAAATCTAATATATTTTCCTCTTCTATGTATTTGGCGTTTTTATACTCATGTCCAGAAGAATGAATTCTGACATCTACATCCTTATCAAGAAGCCAAAACAACATAGTATCTAGTATTTTTTCTGATAAAAAATTTTGTTCATATTGATATAAACCATAAAATGATTGAACCATTCCAGGTTTTTTAATTTCGTGGCAACTATCAGTACATAAAAGACAAATTCTTTCAGGATTCATTAAATACGCATAATGTAATGCAGCAGTAATACTACTTCTATAATCATCTAATTTAACATTATACCAATCATAAACCCCAGAATAAAAAGAATTTTTTGTTGGTTGATATAAAGTAATATTTGACTTAATTTTATTTAAGTAATTAGGATTAGTTCTACATGAAGATAAACAATTTTTAATCTTGCTAGACATATACTTGAGACAATCTTCATATGGATTATTTACCAAATAAATATTATGATTTAATTCCCAATATCTAATAGAATTATTTGTCAATATAACATATGTATTATTATCAATATTGTCTAAAAATAATTGTTTTTCCTTTAAAGCATAACCATCAGAAACAATCAAAACTTTTTTTTGTTCTTTAGGCTTAGTTGCTTTCATTAATCTTTTATTCATTTTTTCGTTTTTTATAAATAAATCCATATCTTCTTTATCAAAGAATTTATTTATATCAATACTTCTATTTTTTATTTGTGTAAAATCCCTAATCCAAAATCCAGATTCATTAACATAACTGTTATTATTAGATTTTTTTATTCTCATTAGTTTTTCCCACAAGGTTGTAGTCTAAAACAAGGTCCATCATCGTCATCATTAAATGATGAAGTGTCGAGCTTAAGAGGAATGGGATCGCCCTTAAATACTAATGGAACCTCTAAATCTTTAGGGAGTTCAAACTTTGCAGTGATTTCACTTGGCATATTTACCTGGATCGAATCAGGAATTCCAGTTACAGGTATGCCTTCTGATAATTTACTTGTATCTATTTGTAACTTTGGAAGTTCCATAGGCATCTCAAGTTTAATAGAAACATTAGAAGAATCTAGTAATATTCCTTTTTCTAATCCATTTGTTAATAATTGGATTGATTTGGGCAGTTTCGAAGAGTTCAATTCAATCGATTTAGGTAAATTGCTTTCTAGTTTCACATTAAGATCTATAGAATCTGGAGCTTTTAATTCGATGAATTCTGGAATATCATGCTGTATTTTTATTTCAGGAAATTTAGGAGCCCTGATAATAATCTCTGACGGTATTCCAATTCCCTCAGTTTCAATTTCCATCGATTCAAAATCATCTACAAAGTCTTCTTCAGTGAAATTTTTATTCGATTGTGCAGCCATGGCAGAGTTTGGGCAAGTAACAGTTACGTTACATTCTAAAGTCGGTGTAGGACCCCAAGTAACAGTAAGCGGTGGAGCAGGACCAAATTGAACAGGTGAAATATTGGCAGGACCAAATTGAACAGGTGAAATATTAGCAGGACCAAATTGAATAGGATCGATTGTAGGTGTAGGACCCCAGACCACCCCTACAGGTGGTATAATTCCCCAATCAACATTAACAGGAATAGCATCTCCCGTGAAACTGATTAATATGGGAGGGATGGGAGGCATTGGATCAAAGGTAACATTTACATGTATAGGATCAATGTGTGTTGGAGTTATAGTAATTATTGGTATAGTCCCCCAATCAACATTCAAATCCATACTATCAGGTATAGTGACACTTATAGATGGTGCTGGACCAAATGAAACAGGTCCAATATCAGGAGCAGGACCGAAGTTAATTTCACTAGGAATACTTACTTCACCGAATGTGATTTCGCTAGGAATGCTCACTTCACCAAAGTTTATAATACTAGGTAGAGTTACCTCGCCAAAGTTAATAACACTAGGAAAAGCTACCTCGCCAAAGTTAATAACACTAGGAATACTTACTTCTCCAAATGTGATTTCACTAGGAATACTTACTTCTCCAAATGTGATTTCGTCTGGAATATCCACAGGACCAAATGTAATTTCACTGGGAAGACTGACAGGACCAAAACCAATTTCACTGGGAATACTGACAGGACCAAAACCAATTTCACTGGGAAGATTAACAGGACCAAAACCAATTTCATCTGGGATATAATCCACAGGACCAAATGTAATTTCATCTGGAATATTCACAGGTCCAAATGTAATAACACTAGGTATGTCAACAGGTCCAAATGTAATAATACTAGGTATATCAACAGGTTCAAATGTAATAATACTAGGTATATCAACAGGTCCAAATATAATAATACTAGGAATATCAACAGGTCCAAATGTAATAACACTAGGTATATTCGTTTCTCCAAATTCGATAATACTAGGTATATCAACAGTTCCAAATTCGATAATACTAGGAACTTCCACAGGTCCAAATGTAATTATATAAGGAATATCAGCAGGCCCAAAGTTAATCATACTAGGGAAATCAACAGGTCCAAATTCTATCAAACTAGGGAAATCTACTGTAGTAAGACTTATTACACTTGGTATATTAAGAGGTCCAAAGCTTATTATACTAGGTATATTCAAAGGTCCAAAACTTATCATACTTGGTATATTCAAAGGTCCAAAACTTATCATACTTGGTACACTTACAGGCCCAAATCCTATTGGACTAAAACTAGGAGCAGGACCAAATCCTATCGGACTAAATTCAGGAGCAGGACCAAAGCCTATTGGACTAAAACTAGGGGCTGGACCAAAGCTTATTATACTTGGTATACTTACAGGACCAAAGCTTATTATACTTGGTATACTTACAGGACCAAATCCTATTGGGCTAAAACTAGGGGCTATACCAAAGTTTATTACACTTGGTATGCTTATAGGACCAAAGCCTATTGGACTAAAACTAGGGGCTGGACCAAAGCTTATTATACTTGGTATATTAAGAGGACTAAAATTTATAATACTAGGAATATTAAGAGAACCAAAGCTTATTATACTAGGTATATTAATTGGATTGATTTCAAATCCATTTAAATTGATACATGGACCAAAAAATTGTGGAAATTCTATTTCCGGTACAGCTACATCTAAATCTCCAACAGTTAAAGCTGGCAAATCTGGTATTTGTGGTATTGGTACTAAATTAACATTATTGACAATTTGTTCTTGAGGTTCATTTGATTCATTTCTTACTAAAGGAGATTGTATTATTGTGCAGTTATTATTAGATATTTTAATGATAGGATCAATTACTGTGTTTTTAGGAAAAGTATAAGATCCAGAAGTAGGATTATTTGTAGATCTTCCGTCTCCAAAATCTAACTCGAAATTAGAAAACCCACCATCTATGTTTATTGTATAATCAATAACAATTCCATCACAATCATTAGTTAATTCTTCATTGATTTCTATATTAAAATTAACATCTGGGCAAAAAGCATCATCTTTACAAGTATTTTCTTCATTTAATAATAATAACTGATCTTCTATTTCTTTTAAGAATCTTTCTGTAGCAATAGTAGATTGAGTTAATTGGTTATGGTGTTCAGCAACGACATAGCTTCGTATATCAGTTCCTTTTTTCTGAAAAACAGTTCGTTTCCCACCTATGTTTCTAGCACAATTTTTTAATTTAATTACTTTGCCAAATTCGTTTTTTTCTACCGTATCATAATATAATAATTCCCCATTTAAATTAGCAAACCCATTGTCTGCCCAAATTTCTAATTGGTCTGGATCAACAGGCTCGATACTTATTTCTAAAGCCCAAGCCGAATTATTTTCAGATAAGACAGATTCGGTAGTATTGTGGACTAGGAACAATGTATAATCATTGTCAAGTCCATTTGGATAATTTATAGATGGTGGAAATATTCTGTTCATGTTAAGTCCTCAAATGTATTTAGAATATTCCCATCATAAACTGTTTACCAATTGGTCTTCCCCCTGCACTAGAAAACGTTTTATTAGTTAAATTAAATTTTATAAAAGAAGATTCGCTATAATCATAACTAAGATAAGCCATTGAATTATTATCAGAAGCTACCAAAAGAGTATTAGATTCATTATCAAAAGATGAAACATTTGAATCTTGTAAAGATCTAAATGCAAGAGTGGCAGAGCTTTGTCGAAGCGTTTCCCAAACATTTGAATTAATATTCCAAGCTGAAACCTGACCAGAGTTATTAAAGAAAAATAAACCGCTATTCATAGGTACTAATTGACCTTCCAGTACGGTTCTGCCAGATAAATCGTTTAGTTTAGTTATTGTGTTAATCTCGTTTACTACAGATCCATTTGTTTTATAAAAACTCGCTAACCTAAAGAAGTTGTTAACACCACTATTTTTTAATATATAGCCAGAATTATCTTTCCATGCACTTCTGTAAGATGAAAAATAACCATTAACAGGAATACCACTTGAGTTAAATACAGATACGTTTCTTAAGAGATCTTCTGCTCCATTTTCAAAATAAGTGCTGTTTAATTGTTTAGGGCTAGTCGCTACTAAGGCAGATAAATTAAATTGTTGCATTTCGTCAACAACATCATTTTCAAAATTATTCGTCGACAATTCCCCAGTTCCAAGCAAAAAATGAGTATTGCTAGCAGAATTTAAAGCTATCCAATTCCAGGGTTTATTGTTAACATCATCTACATTGGAGTAAACATCAGAAAAACCGTTATATTGATTTATTTTAACTTTTTGAGAATTCAAATCACCTCCTGAAGAATACATCATTAAATTAATGCCATTATTGCCTGAACTCAAGCTTCCTTTTCGGGTGAAGTTTGTATTTCTGTCAAATTCATATTTAGCCTTAGCTTCTGTACCATCTTCGTAGGTATTATCACTCAGATAATCTAAAAAAGAGTTATCTCTATTTATTACCAAAGATTGATTTCCTAGAGTCTTGAATGTTTCGCTTGCTAAACCAAATTCATATCCTTTTACGACTCCTGAAGAATTCTCGTTATAATTGGTAAAATTCCACAACCATAGATTAGTATCTTCTATAACATCAATTACATTATCATATTTTGTAATTCTATAACTATTAAATTTAGTATCAACACGTACAGAAACATCATAAATACCGCCAACTGAAAATAAAGCTTTAGTTATTGGCAAGTTTCTGTGATTCACATCATCAGCAATGTCCCATGTATATTCTATGATAGGATCAATTGGATTTTTACTATCATCCAACTTCTCTCCTCTTAAAGAATATCCTAAATTATTAGGATCTTCTCCGTTTTCTAATTCCAAATCTACAAATATATTTGTTTTAGTCCTAATTTTTAGAGGATCGTTATAAGATAATTGTGTAGATCTAGGTTTGATTTTAAATTTAGCTAATTTTGGGGCTTCTACTTTGGCAATAATAAGATTTTTGAATTCTACTATATCTTCCCCATATTCGTTAGAAACTCTTAATTTAACATCAAAAACTCCTGGTTCCGAATAACATTTTGTTATTGTTCCACCATCTTCATCTAATACCTCTATAGGTATATTTGATATATTACTTTCGGGAACAAGGTCTGTTGCAGAAATTACATGAGTAGAGGGGTTATTGTCAAATTCTTCTCCATTACCAAATGACCAATGATATTGAACATCTCCTTCACCTAATCTAAAACTTTCATCTTTGAAAGTGACACAGAAAGGAACAATACCAATTTGGTTATTGACTGAGAACCATGCTTTAGGAGAATACACAAGCTTTTTCAAAAAGTTTAAACGACCTTCTAGTGTGCCACCAAATGGTGCGTTGTCAATTTGACCTTCGATTCCTATAAAGTTCTGTGTGGCAATTAAGGCATCTTTAAGAGAATTATGATGCATGTCATACACATTCATTGTAACAGTAGTATGATCTGCTATTTTTTTTACATCTTTGAATCCTGGGATTAATTGTATTTGATTAAACAATAAATCACCTTTGGATTCATAAAAAAAACTTATTGCTCTTTCTTTGGGTTCGGAGTATTGTTCTGTTAATGTAATAATTCCAGACGAAGGAAATCTATTAAAAATAGCTTCATCGCCAGAAACAGCTATGGAGTTATCTCCAGGAGTATAATCAATTGCTAAATTTAATTTTAGACCATCATGTACTAAAAACAAATTGGTGTCATCATCAATTTGTTTTGGATACTTAGTTTTTCCTATATCTGTCATTATTCTACCAATATGTTGTCTTGTAAAAAAATTCTCTTAGTATTATCTGAAGAAAAAACGAGTAACAAATTAGGTTCATAGTTACCAGGATTTTTATATACATGTGATGTGTAATGAATTGATGGATCATCTACTGTTTCTATTTCTCCATCTCCGAATATCCATATTCTTTGAGTAATATCTCCGTCAGTTTGATCCACAAAATCAAAGATTGCTGGTTCTGCGTTAACATCTTCACCAGATAATATTTTTTCTGAAGCTGTTTTTTCTGAGTATGCTGGCTTTGTTTGATCTTGTTGGATAAGATAGAAAAACTTAAATTTTTCATCATCCGAAACATCAATATAATCTATTTTTTTAGTAATCCCGTTAGCTCCTGTGCTTGTGACTACACTTAGTTTAACTGTAAAGATGCCTTCTGTTCTATATACATGAAAAGGGTTTTTGTCTATTGATTGAGAACCATCGCCAAAATCCCAAAGATAACGAGCAATATCTCCTGAAGAAGTACTTTGAAACCTAACAGTCAGTGGTGGGCTACCTTTTTTAGGAAATGCTCTAAATTGTGCCTTGGGAGCCAAATATTTAATTTCTGCATCTTTTAGTAATTTATTTACAGAACCATCTGCTGGTTTATAACTAGTTCCACTTTTATTTTGGATATTATAGATAGCATCTCTAACAGCATTATGTGTTTCAGCACTTACAGAGTTTTTAACTGGTGTCCCGCTTTGCCATGGATTTTGTCTTGAGCCTGCGAAACCTCTAGTTAGTTCCTTTAATACATTACCTTGTCGTAATTGATAGTGTACTAATTCCCCAGGATGATTTGTTTCCCCTATTTTGATAATTCCATGTGATGGAAAATTACTTCCATTTTCTAGAATTATATATTTTGTATCATAAGAAACACTTTGTTTTAGATTAGATTCAGCGTTATTTCTTACTTCATATAATTCTCTAGTGCTATCTATTTGATCTGGGAAAACAGATAAATCACCTATTGAGTAATCTTTATCTGTTGATGCGATTTTATTTGGCATGATTCTTCTCCATTTTCAATTTTTTTAGCACTTTCTATATCATTGTCTAATGATTTAGCTTTAATTAAAGAATTTAATTCTTTTTTGGTTTTTGATTTATCTGGAAGGGCTAATATACAACGTATTACTTCATTACTTATAGGTTTATTTACTAGGAATGAAAGGCTTAAGTCTTCTTTATATTTATTGTCCCAAAGTTCTAAATTAGAATCAAAATCATCTAAATCACGCAAATCATGTTTTTCGTTCATTTTATTAAAAGCACTTACAAAAAAACTTAATTCTTCTTCACAACTTAATTTTGTGTTATATAAATTTTTTAAATCATCTTTTAATTTTTCAATTTTACGTTTAGTTTTATTATTAATAATTTTGTTAATTTCATCTTGTATAGAGTCTACAGATTTATTATTTTTATTTTGTTGTAGTTCTAATTCAGATAACCTAATATTATCCTGTTGTTCTTCAATTCCCCATTTTAAATTCATGAGTGTTGAATGTCGAGATTTTATTTCTTCTATACATTTCATCATTTTGGCTTGTATAGTAGGTTCTGTTTCTAATATAAAATATCGCAACTGAAATAAAGAGTGTCTATTTTTTTGTTTTGTTTTATCTAATATGGATGTTGCCTGATCAAATATTTCGTTCATATTCTTACCCCTAAAACTCCTTTGAATATACCACCCTTCGATTCAGCTTCCTGACGCCAGACCGTTCTAGATATTTCTAAAGGATTATCTGAGAATTTACCTACTCTATTAAAGATCTGTTTATGAAACATTACTCCATTTAAACTTGAATTTTCAAAACAAGTAGTAATATTGATAGGTTTACCATGTCTATTATGCTGTAAACCTACTGGAAAGAAAATGTCGTTCTCACTAGCTAACCAATTATGATATTTCAGATGAAATGGGCATTTTACTACAGCACCTTCTACTATCCACACAATCCAATCTTTTTTCATACGACTAACACCAGTATTTATTAAAGAAGTTATTGTGTTTTTGCCACGAATTACAGGGCATAATGTTTTGATAAAATTAATATCATTTTTTATAGCAGATTCAGGTACGGAGCAAAGAACTCTAGGGTTTTTATACCTGAATTTTAAAGAACTAACAGTTGTTTTGATTAATCCAGTGTTGATTTCAGGAGAAATAATTAAAAATTGGGGGTCTGTCATAGATAATTTTCGTCAAAATCAATGCAAATTATATCACTTGATTTTAAAGTTCTATTAAAAGAAAATGTACCACTTGTGTTATTTTCTGATTCTATATAAGTCAAAGTCCAAATATTGACATCATCTGCTTCTGGTACTCTAACGGGATCGGTTGAATTTAATCTTATGCCATTTACATATACTCTAAGACTCCCAGCAATATAATCTGAACTGATAGAATTGACTTTATAGTTTTTATAGTCAGGGGTTGACACATTGGCATGAACTGGTTCTTTATTATAGTTATGTATATGAGCAGAATTAACAGGAAAGTTAGTATTAATTTCTAATCCACTTTGAGTGTAATTATAATTAATAGTGTCTGTTGTCTTTAATCTTAACAGCCCAGTGCTTATTAATGGAGTTGATGAAATTGATTCAATTTCTATAGTTAAATTATTTGCACCACTCTCAATTAATGATAATTTAGATCTCTCTTCAAGTTTCATTTTAACATAATCAACACCATCTTTCTCTCCATCTTCATGGAAAGCAATATTATGTAATGAATTATTGACTGCTTCTGTTTTTAAACGTCCATCACCTTCCAATGATTCATTTAACCGAATAGACAAACTGCCTACACTTCCATTTGACCCTCTTAAAATATTAGCATTAATATCAGTTTGAGCATTAATTAATTGAATTTTCTCCAATAAACTTTTTATTGGTAGGTTATCGTAATGAAAATGATAAGGATCTTCTGGCTTATAAAAAGAATCGTCTAAATTAGATAAATCTGGCATTTATTTCCCCTATAAAAGTACTATTTTCCAACCAAATGTGATTTGCATGTTATTTGTTTTAGTAAATCCGCTCCATGTAGTCATACTAAACAAATCGCCATTTTCCATTTGTAATGCTAACTCATCTATATGTATTCCATTTCCATCCTCTTTTCCTAAAGTGGAAGAAAATCTTATTTCTGTAGCATCATTTGGGTTAACCGATGAAGACACTGGTTTCACAACCCTAACAGTTCCATATAGGTTATTATTAGTGGAGTTAATAATACGTGGAACTCCACCATTTCTACCACCATCCCCGAAGAGCATCCTATTTATAAAGAAACTATTTACATCACCTATTTGGTTTAGTAGAATCTTACTAATAGCTAACTTTCCATTAACCATAACTGCATTAGTAAAGTTGGAAACTTCTGTTGTCCCATCATCATATTGGATGGTAACATCTACGAAACCTTTTGTTTCAATTGTTGATATCATTAAATTTCACCTTCTTGTATTTTCCCATCATCATATTCTATTTTAAAACTAATTGATTCATTAAGCTCTAAGTAATCATTTTGACCTTCGACCTTATCATTCTTATTCAGAACATCACTAAGCATACTTACTGTATTGATAGAATCAATTTTAATTACATTACTAGATGATCTATCAACCCCTTTAGGCAAACCTTCTATATCATCAAAGATATGACCTTCAATCGGCGGTTTTTCTCTTTCGAACACTTCTACATCCTCTTTTGTGAATTTATAAATTCTGCAAATAACGTTTTGATTAGAAAGAGTCCAAATTTTATTCGGTCCACCAACTTCAACATCATTATTATCTATATCTTTAATATAGTAATAATCATAAGTTTCATCATTTAAATCAGGACTTTGTGATCCTAGAAGTATCAAATAATTTTCTTTATTAGAATTGCGAATAGGCTGTACTGGGGGATTTGCTCCATTTTGTATATTTAAAATTGATTCTAAATTTAAAGGACTATGAATTTTTTGTCCCTTGTATTCCAATTTCCCAATTAAATTATCGGCTAAACAACGATATACATCAACGGCAACCCCTAAAGCATCACCAGAATTATAGTTAGATACCAACACTTTCTCAGCATCTAAAAATTTGATAATTTTATAATTATTAGAATTATACTTTAATTCATCGTTTAATTTAAGAATATTTTTGACATCTGTGATATTAAAAAAATTATTAGAATCTAGTTCAATTTCTCCGAAAAAATCTACTTTTATTTCTCCTTGTAATCCTTGAAATACTTCTTCATTATTACTATCTAACAAAACCCAAGAAACATTTGTTTGGTTGGAATTAGACAAAACACCAGTATCTTTGATTAATATTTGACCATTTTGATTAACGTTAATTATTTCAAAACTGTTTATACCAATTCTAACTTCCCATACAGAATCTGATGAATGACCTTTATCTATATCCCATTGTGTCACAACTGAATATTTCTCATGATTAAAATTTTTATCACTTAAATTAAATGTTTTTATTTGAGTGATGTTACTAGTACTAGATGAAATAATTTTATTGGAAATTTTAAAAACAAATTGAGACTCATCTACTGGTTCCGCAAAGGTTGGATTAATGATAGTTGCTGTACTATTAATAACATTATCCAATGTGTAACTCCCAGCTAATACACTTGGACTCTTTATTTCTAATATATTAGAATTATTTTGTATTGTAGAATTTGTTGTAGATAAATTTATACCTAATTCTTGCAAATTTTTATAATTACCTTTATTATTAAAAATATCATCTGTTGTGCTAGTTCCAGGACAAACTAATATGATTTCGTTATTTTTTATACTTACATTTATTGGTCCAAGTTCCAATTCCATATTACTAATGATATTTCTTTTGAAGTTGTCGTTAGCCTCTTGGAAAGGTATTGATCTCATGAATTTATATTGAGAGCTTATCAATAAAGTATCTTTAATATTATATTTAAAAATATAATCTAAAGACTTATCTTGAACATTAATAAAATCTTGAAAAGAACTATGAAGTCTAATTGTATGTGGCAAAAGATGAAATGGTACATTTTCTTCCAGTATTTTTGTAAATTCTATAATTTTATCATCTGATAGTTCTTCGATTTCCACTTCTATGTTATATTTACTAGACAAACAGTGATAACAAGGTTCAGTGAAATACTTATCTATGTCACATGCATTAAAAGAATCTCTTAATGAACCATTGTACTCTTCCATGTTATAAGCATTTTCTGAATACGGAAATTTAGTCCTAATTTTACCGAAAGGAAAATAGTCAAAAAAAGGATGTTTTTCATTGATGATAATGTCGAACATTGCATCATTCTCTTCTATAACCCTTGTATTCCAGTCGATAGGAGGAAATTCTTGATCAATACTTGATCGTGTGTCTGATATAGGTAATGACAATGTGTATAAATCAATAGTTTCTTCTTCATAATTTGGATATTCAGTATGTTGATATATTATACGAATATTGTCATTTAGTTTTAATTGTATTGGGTCTTCATTCAATGAATCTCCGATCCATTCGAAAGTCCCATCTGAATTAACATTAATATAATCAGATGTTAATTCGTTCCAAGAACCATCTTCTAATTCAATAAAAAGTTTAAAAACATCTTGATTTAGTGGTAAGATAGGTTCGTATTTGAGTTTAAATTCGTTCGTAAGATACGTGAATTTTTCTTGACAAGAATATTTAGACTTAATTTGCCAAAGATTGGTAAATTTTACTAATCTCATTCCAGCATAATCTAAATTAGATTTAAGACAAGATAATGTACCTTTCTTTTTAAATAGAGGTATAGCTGTTTTTATTTGTGCTTTCCATCTTACAGGATCTTGTGATTTTAATTTAATGTTAAATAAATTAGCTAATAAAGGTAGATATTCTTCATTGGTAGAATTAGGGTCAATCATTCCTAATAATTGATTAGCTTGATTGTCTAAGAATAGAAATAATTTACCAACCGCTTTGTTGTATTCTGTTATTACCTCTGCACTTAAATCGTTAGAAGAAAATTTTTCTAAAATGTGTTTTGGAAGATATCTTTCCATCAACATATCATATTTATCATCAGGTACGGTTTTCTTAGGATTAGAAACTGTAAGTTTATTATCTGGGAAAACTGTGAATTTTTCGTGACCAAATAGAGTATCTCCAGCAATTAAAGGTTGCCATTCCCATGTTAGAAAATAATCTCCTTCTTTTCTAAAATCACTATTCCAGTCAAAGTAAAAAACGCCCACATCTGATTGTGACAACACATTATTATTTGCTACAGAAGATTGTTCTAAACTAGGCACCTGATTCAAATCTAGCCAAGCTGGGTTTTCTAAACCTAAATTGATAACATTTGAAACCGAGTTATAATACCATTCTTGTGTTGATTTACTATCTTCGAGTTTGTTTTTTATTCTTTCTAATTCTGCAATTTTGTCGCTAATGGCTTCTGGAGTATTTTCTTCTAAAGCTTCACAAACTATATCTTTGTAATCATTAAATTCTTTTTCTAAAGTAGGATCATAATAATGGTCTTGATAGGAAGATATATTAATACCCCCAGGTATTCTTTCTATAAAAGATACTTTTAAGTTATTTATTTTATAAGGAGTAATCAAACAGCCATAACTATCAAAAGTTTTAATTTCTAGCCTGATGACATCACTAGTTTTAGGATCATTTTTATGTAATACTGAATTCATTTTACTTGTAAGTTAGAGATATAGTTAAAGATCCTGGTCTAATAATTTGATTAAATTTAGAAGAAACGTAATCTCCTGAATTAGAATCATCGTTAGTTACAAAACTAAGATCAAAATCTTGTACTCTAACTAAGTCTGATAATGCTTTAATTAATTCTGATGATTTCAAATTTTGACCATAATTCCAATTGTTTATATCAAAAAAGGAGTCTACTCTTCTCAATATTTGTTCTCTTATTTCAGGTTCAAATTTACGATAAAAAATATCTGTAATTGCTTCCACAAAAATATCTACTTCAAGAATCTCACCATCTTTAATACAAATTGTTTGATTCAACATCTTATGTTCATCAATATAATCATATAATTTGGTTTTTAAATCATCTGATGCTTTTGCTAAAACCCCATTTTCTTGTTTTGCCAACACATATAAATCAATAATATTTGCAGCACAGCCATGATGTCTTAGAGTAGCAGTAGATTTGCCGATTTGTCCATGGTATGGTGTTACAAATTGATCTGCTAATATCTCGAAATCCTCACCAGTAACTGCTCTGTCTTGGGTTTTAAGATAAACAGGTATTTGCCTTTTTATTGTCTCAATCGTATCACCATCGTAACCATATTCACCTTTAGTGTAATTTCTTAATGTAACAGGAATAGAAAATTCTAATCCTGTTACATTAGCTTGTCTCTGAGTTTCTATATATCCAGAAACAATATTACCTCTTATTCCTCCTCCAATTCTATATTCAATAGATATTTGAGATCCAGAAGAAGGTATCATTCCACCTTTATTATTACCAAATTTGACAAATGCACTATATTCACTATCAAATTCTACCATATATTCTTTCCTTGGTGAAGATTCAGAAAAGAAATCAACTTTATTCCATATGATTCCATCAACCCTTAATCTTATCGAGTCATAAATGACTGGTGAATTAGCTAATTCATAAGACTGATACGTTTCACCATTTGCAGAGAAATCATCAACTCTCGTTTTGCCTTCTAATCCAACAATACTTGTGTTTTCTGAAGAACCTGCTGGAATAACAATATCTCTATCAAAGATAGGATTATTACTAGAATCAGCAGGGTATAATTCGATTGTGATTGGTCCTTCATCAACTGTGATGTCAATAGGTAATCCAGAAATGATGGTTACATCTTGGTCTTGGACACTATTTAACGTAGCTGCCCATAGACTACGTGAAGCAATAGGTGGAGTTGGTTGATAACCAACCAGTTTAGCTAATCTAAAAGCATTTTCAAGTTCTGTCACCGAATCAATGTATATTTCTCCAAATTGTTGATCCATTTTAAAGGATAATAAATCAGCTATAAAAGCATTCATTTCTATTAACATTACTGCAATAGAACCTTCAGAGAAATCATTAAAGGTATTTGGTAACACAGTACCTTCTGAACCAAATCTTTCTTGTAAGAATTGAACAAGTCTGGCTCTAAGAGACCAAAACTCCTGATTAGTATAATTTTGATTGTCGATAGGAGGATTTTTAGAATACTTACTTTGAGCAAATGGGTTTATATAGGAAGGTGTGTTTTCGTTCATATCAATTTCCTGTAGGTAATTCTAAATTAATTTCTTCTACATTTGTAATATTATCAAATGTGGAAAATTTTATACTAATAAACAATACATGTGTATCAGAATCTTCAATTCTATTATCAAAATCATTTACATCTAAAGAGGTGTATATTTCTGTAATAACTATTCTAGGCTCCCATTGATTAACAGCAGCTATTATCATTTCTTTTGCTCGAATAGCAGTGCTTATGTCATTTTGATCAAATAGAAGTTCTTTTAAAGGAGTGCCAAAAGCAGGAATCATTACTCTTTCACCTGGATTAGTGAGTAATAAACATAATAAATCTGACTTTATTTGACTAACACCTTTTTTGGTTCTTAAAAAGCCATTTGGGTGTTTAGTTATTGGGTAAGGTAGTCCTAAAATTTCCATATTAATCCGGTGTACCACATCTGTGGAATGGTAATAAATTCAATATACTTGCACATGACTTGGTTGTGTCTGAAGCTGAAGCAAATACTCTGTCACTTGCAACTATTTGTTCATTTCTCATAACCATAACAGGATATATACAAGGAGATACATCTTTATTGCCATCTTCATCATCACAATCTTGACCAGCAGCTAATATAATATAGTCATCTGCCACAAAGAAATGAGTCTCAGCTTTATTATAATATAACTTACAAGAGTAGTGTAAACTATGTTGAGACACCATTAACATATGGTCAGAAGGACCTAAACAGCCCCCTTCACAGAAATCATCACCTTCACCTGCTCCTACAATAGAATAATGATCTCCAACTGACATACAAATATAATCACCACCTGATCTAATAAATATTTGACCACATGCACTATCTTCTTGCATTCTAATTATATGTGGACCACAGCAAGAGTCTTTTTGTGGAGCGAACAATTGTATGAATTGAGACTCTGTTTCTTTTTGGCTATTATAATCAGCCATCATTATTTCTAGTCCATAACCTGACTTAAGCCTAATAAAAGCATCTGTTGCTTCATTTTCTGGTGTTCCACCGTCTTTTCTGCATTCTCCACAATGTTCATTTCCTTCATCACTCATATCAAATGTATGTCTAGAAGTTGTACCCATGTGAATACCTCTTCTATCCCCTGCCTTTTTATCATTACTAGTCCCGTCACAATCACATAACTCAGTGTGATCGTTTAGTTCAATAAAATTACCAGTAGCAGAAGTTAATTTTATTTTATTCTCTTTGCTTCGAACTTTTGTTGTTTCTTCTTCATCATTTAATTCTATACTATGACCAGTAGCACTTACTAAACGTATTTTTCCTTGAAATAAATCAGTACAACCAAAATCAAATGGTTCGACTCCTCGTTTCCAATCAGGTACTCCTTGGGGTTCCTCTACTTTGTCGTCAAACCATAGCGTGTGACCACTTTGAGATAAAACTTGCCATCCAGTCTGTGGGAGTGTTTTGTCATCACAGCGGTTGTTCTGGGGCGTCCCAGGACCCTTATATGGTCTACAGTCACTTTGATGCTTACAAAATGGATTAGCACACTTAGCTTGCTCGCCTTTATCACAAGAATCAGCATCAAAAAGTGCTTTATTATTATCATCACTACAAACAGAAACATCTCCATCTCCACTACCACAACCACAATCAGGATGTGCCCATTGTCCAGCAGGATGGTGAGGATCGTCTTTAAAAATCATAAAGCCACCACCACCAGACTTCATTTCTAATCTACTCCAACGATGATTACATTTATAATTACCATCAACGCCTAACCATGAATGCTTTTGTGGTGTTTTAAAACCATAATGATTAGAAGGAGTTATCCTTTTCTGAGCTTCAGGATCTTCTTCAAAATCTGCGATGGAATCAATATCATAAACATTGTAATTAGAAGTATTCCATGGAGGAAAAACTTGTGAGCTATCATTAGGACCTACTAAATACCCATCTCTTTTACCTTCGTGATATTCATAGTATTCTTCTATATTATAATTCCATTTTCTCTGTCCTGGTTTTCCTCGATCCCTATCCCAAGTCGTGCCTATGTAATAAGCCATTTGTCTGTTTCCTTGCTCAAATAAAAGGCAAACTTTAGACCCAGCGGGTGGTACCCAGAGGCAACCACTATCATCAAAACCACCCATACTTGATACGGGATAAGCCCATGGTAATTTTTTTATAGGTGTTTGAGGATCATGCATCAAAGGACTAAAAAATCTAATCCTACCAGTTGTATAAGGATCTTCGGTTTCAACACATATTGCTGTATGTATCCCAAACATTGTATTAGCTTGAGCAGGAATTTTCCATTTACTTTTCATTTCGGTTTGGACAAAAGTTTTTGTGCTATAACCTAATTCTGAAAACCTTGCTTCTATGTCGATTAATCTTTGTTCCAAAATTTGGAATTTATCGGTAATTGATGTATTTTGCATAATTTTTTATTAACATAAATTTCTAGGAGTGTAGCCACCTGAACCAGAACCACCCAGTGGATCTGATTTTGATATTTTAATTCCAGGTGCGGCTAAATATAATTTTAAAACGGTCACATAAGACCCTTCTTGAATAGAGTGATTAATTCCCTTAATCATCCAATTTTTATTACTTAATATAGGATTACAACCAGGAGAAGCTAGCCAATCACCACAAGAAGAACTTTGTCCTAAAATATGAAAAGGATTTATAGCAACTATGGAAATAAATTTTCCAATACATTGTGCAATATTAATAAATACAGGTCGTGGATCGCCAATTATTCTCAAGTCTGCCTCAATTGGCTCCGATTGAGCACTGAAAATATCAGCATGTTGATGAGCACTTTGAGCTTTATTTGTTTCATTACCAGCATTTTTAAATCCATGTGCTTCAACAGCAAAATCACTGACAATGATTGTTTCTTGAATACCAACATTTTTTCCTTGTTCACTACATGGTTTTCTTCCGTCTTCTTTAAGTTGAGGTTTAGAATCAATCGCACCACCTGCAACACCACCAGAACTTTGTTTGGTGAAACCACCAACCCAATTAATTGTTGGGTTAAACTCTAATACGTTACTACAACCGCCAGCATTTACCAAAAATGTGCCTACTGATGTATCGCATAAAGATGTTTCATTACATTCATTTGTTAGATCTTCCCATAAAACTAAAGTGTTAGGTTTTGTACTATCCATAATTAACACAATTCCTTTATCGTTCGATGTATTAAATGATTCTATCCAACTTGAAATTACCGACAGACGATTTAACGAAGAAGCTTTCCATACTCCAGAAGGACCTTTTTCCCCAAATCCTTTCCATTCAAATCCATTGATGCGTTTGCCATCTTTACTTCTTCTTGCAAATTCAACTTCAATAATTGGTTCTATTTTGCATAATTCTTGGATTGCATTTTGTAAAGGCATTGGCTTTCCACTTTCTCCAAAAACAGCATCTTCACGCATAGCAAAAGACACATCTGTTATGCATTTAATATTAATATTGTATTTGATAACACCACCAGACTGATTAATTTCTAAATGCATACCCGTTCCTATAATAGTAGGTGATGTTATTACAGGTGTTGAACCATTACAAGCAGCACTTGTCCATCCCCACTGCATTTCTACTTGCACTTCACTTATATGTGCTTTTTCTGCACATTTTACTATATTGTCTATAAATAACGGAAAAGCCCCACCTTTTTCATCAATAATTTCTAAAGTAGATGTCCAACCATCAGAAAACCCAAATTCGAAAGATTTGATACATACAGTATTATCTAAATTAACAGCAGAATCATTTCCTACTGTTATTTCTAAATCAGATGACTTAAATTTAGCTTTAACCCAAGGAGAAAAAACTTCTGACTGAGCATTATTGTGGGGAAGATTGATTTCTCCACAAACAAATTGTTCTATACATCCTGTCCTACAAACCATAATACCCCTCGTTAAAAGAATTGACTTGGGATACGAATAGTTGTTCCCGCTTTAAATTCCAAAATATCCTTCATGTTATTAGCTTCCATAATTTTCCACCAAAATTCACTTGTTCCGTAAGATTGATAAGAAACTAAATCAGGGCGATATGCAACTCCAGGAGATATTATAGCAATAGAATCTGATGAACTTTCAAAAATTTTCTCAGGTTTGTAAGTTTCAAATGTTAATATTTTACTATCACCATAATAAACAACTTGAGAATTAGCATATCTAGTTGTAGATAAAACAAAATCTTTTGCATCTAAATCTGTATATTCTATGTATCTTTTCATATTACGAAGTACCTAATTCCATGATTCTATCCTGCCCAGGTAAGTTACTGCTTTTATAGACAACTTCCCAAGCAGTGTCTATATCTAATTTATAAGGTAATAAAGTTCTTTCATCCCATGCACAACTTGGATCCGCTTTTAAATTATAACTTTTTAATATCACACACAATGGTTCATCTGCTAAGAAAGCACCACATTTTAATTGGCATATTGGAGGTGGTATAAAAGGGGCTCCGTTTGACCCTTTCCTTGTGTAAACACAACTTTGAATAGCTCTTAATATACTTATATTATAATCAATATCGGTTGGTTTAGTTACAATTAAATGAATAGTAACATTAATAGCTCTATTATCACCACTTGAAAATGTCTTAATTGGATTCGATCTTCCTATGACTATTTCATCATTATAAGTTGCACTTTTAGTATCTGTTATGTCTGGTAGGTTGTTGAAAGTGTAAGTGAAACTACGTTTTAATCCATCAGTGTTTCTACCAACACCTGGTATATTAATATAACATAAATTTGTCAACTCATTTAGAGACCCGCCCTCTGCTGCTTTTGGCATTATTATTCTCCATCATTTATAATATTTTTGTTAGCATTACCACTAGCCTTACCGTATTTTAAATTACCGTATTGAGGAGAATGCATTGGTCGTCTTTTGTCTTTTGTACTATTTACATTATTAGAGTTAGATTCTGAAGATATTACACTACTAGAACCAGTAGGTTTCATATAAGACGCTAGACTAGATATTTCATTTCTAATTGACACTAATAATTCAACCTGTTCCATGGATGATTTTTCGATTGCGACTAATTGAGCACTCTTGAAAGTTTTAGCACCTTCTTTTTCTCCTCTCTTCTTTTGTAGAATTGTATCATCAATATCATGGATAGGACGAGTATGAACTTGCGTCTTATTTGTATTATCGACATTAGACATAGTGTCTAAATTCGAACTTACAACTCTTTGCATAGGGACATTACTACTATTTATCTTATCCTTACCTAAATCTCTAGGCATGTAAGAAGGTATTGTTTCATTTTTTCTTGTTTTAATATCAGATATTTGACTAGTAGATGAAGATAGCTTATTTATAATTTCTTTAGCATTACTATTACTAGTTAAATTACTTGTTTCTTTATTTGTTGTACTATCGAAAGGAAGTCCTTTTGCTTTAATTAAATCAAACATGTTCTTTGGAAGGATCATTTCTCCTTGATGCACAACAGCCATTCCTGTTTGTTGTATTTCTTTAGAACCAGAATCGAAATAACTCAAAGGATTTACTGCGTTAACTACTGCAAGTCCTGTTTCTAGACCTCCTGATACAGCTTTTTTAGCACCTGCAAGGCGTCCTTCTCCACCACCAGTAAATACATCAGCTATTCCTCCAACAACTCTTCCTGATCCTTGTATAACAGAATCTCCTTCCTTAGATCTTCTTTCAGAAGCTGCTTGGTTTGTCTCGGAAAAACCTTGTGTTACTTTAGAAATGGTTTCTCCACCAGGAAGATAACTCATTACCCAATCAAGCAAGTCGGTTACAGCATTTTTGAAACCTTCATATAACTGTCCTGGTAGAGACATGAAGGAATCAATTAACTTTCCAGGAATTGATAGGAATAAGTCTTTCACAAAGGTTATACTATTAACAATATTATTGAACAGGTTAGTGAAAGGAGCAGATATTAAATCAAATGCTCCTTTTAATAATCCCCACAATATATCACCCAATCCAGATAGAGATTGTTTGAACCCTTCTTTTATCATACTCCAATCAAATGAGAAAACACCTTGTATTATTTTGAAGATTCCTCCAAAGTATTCTTGGACACCACCAAATACATTTTTGATCATTTCAGATATAGTTTTTATTGGTTCAAAAATAGATTGAATTATTGCTCCAATAGGACCTCCTATATTATTCCCAAGATTACCTATATAATCCAAAATAGAAGTTCCCATCTCGACTAATTTACCTACAATTTTTATTGGTAACATAGCAAATGCTCCAATAACTTTACCTACCAGCGAAAAAATAATTATTGGTAATTTTGAGAACCAATCTATTATTCCATTAACTAAATCAGGAACTATCGAATTACCTACCAGATACATATAAAGATTATAAAACCAATCTTTCACACCATTAATTGTGTCATATATTGGGGTAAAAATATCATAAAATGGGGCAACTAACATAGCACCATATGCTACTATTGGACCTAGTAATAAATCAAATACACCTCTTAAACCTCCCCATAAAATATTACCAAAACCTTCCCAAATACCTTTCATTGAATTTATCAAACCATCTAAAGCAGCAGATGCTATATCCCAATCACCTGTAAATAAACCATAGACAAGTCCATATAATCCATATAAAGAATTCCAGACAATTCCAACAATACCTGCAATGACTTGTACTGCACCTGTGACGATTCTTGCTACATCTACTATAAGATTTATAAATAATCTAAGCCATGGAATCACATATTGTATTGATAGTGCAATTCCTTTACCTATTATATACCCGAAAGATTTAGCGAATGGTCCTATCACATCCCAAACAGACATGAATATTTTACTAATTTTTTCCAAAACACCAGAAGCTTTATCTATATCAACAATTCCAAACATTTTTCCAATAGAGGATAATAGATTATTAAACACCCCTCCTATTTCCCCAAAAGCATCCCAAAGTTGATCAATAGCAGGCTTGATCATGTTCCAACCTGCCATGAACCCTTCTTTTATTCCACTCCACAAATTTTCTATAATACTTAAAGGGGTGTAAACTATCCAAGATAATATATTTTGTAATGGTTCCTTGATGCCAATAAGTCCGAGAAGTCCAAAAGTGATTGAATCTAAAGCTCCCGTAAAGAATCCTGCATATGTAGATGCGAACTTCATCCCTACAGTAGCTTCTCTCATAGAACCATCTGCATTCTTAAGAGCGTTCGAAAAGACTTTAGGTGTATCTACATAACCTTTCCAAGCTCCCATAGCACCTTCTACAGCCGCAAACAATGCAGTAGCTACACCACCTGTAGCTGCACCTAAAGTTGCTTTTATACCCATCTTACCAGCAACTTTACCACCTACTTTAGATCCGACTTTTCCAGCAGTGCCTATAAGTGTCCAAGGTTTAAGCATTGCACGAGAAAGACCTTTTGTTCCTTTCCATGCTTCCCCACCAACATTTCTGGCACCTCTTGCCAAATTACCTGCTGTAAGTAATTTTGATTTATCTTTTCCTTTCTTTAAAGTTTTCCCTATTGTAGTTCCACTACCTCTAAACACATTTTTAAATGATTCAGCAACAAAACCAATAGATTTACTGATCATTCTAGGTGATTCTTTAGCTATCTTTAAAACATTTGCCCAGAGTCCAACATATGAGCTTCCTATTCCTTTAATTGCTCTTCTTACTAATCTAAAGCCAGAATATAAGCTTTTGGTTATTTGGGTCCAAATTCGACTTCTCAAAGTTGATTTGAAGTCACTAATATTATCAATTGAAACCTTGTAATATTTTTTCATATTATCAAGACCTCGATTGGTATAATTTATTAAATTTGTATTAGACTTTTTATACGTTGTATTTATCAAATCGGAAGTTTTAGACTTAGCCGAATTCATTAAATCAGAAGTTTTGGATTTAGTCAAATTCATTAAATCAGAAGTTTTGGATTTAATTGTTCCAATCTTTGCGGATTGTTGTGCTTGTCTGGTCTTTTTAGCCATATCACCCATTGGTCCACTCATTTGCTCTAGTGGTTTTTCCCAAGGTAATCTAATATTCTTTACGGACTTGGTGACTTTGTTACCAAATTTTTCGGTGGGCGATTTCAAATTAGCTTCTCGTGTTCTAAGAGCAGCGTCACCCATAGCTCCACCAGCTTTTTCAAACGAGGAACTAGTTCTTATAATGGATGTTTTCCTTGCGGATTGTCCCATAGGACCACTTATATCACCCATTGGTGATTTAGGTCCACCTATTGGTGATTTAGGTCCACCTATTGGTGATTTAGGTCCACCTATTGGTGATTTAGGTCCACCTATTGGTGATTTAGGTCCACCTATTGGTGATTTAGGTCCACCCCTCCCCCCTCCTCCAAATGGACCAATAGGAGGAATCCCACCTATTCCGCCTATTCTACTAGGTAGATTGGCTATCATTTGAACAAGTCCTGGAAATACTTTTGTTAATCCAGTAACAAGAGCGTTTACAGAAATAACTACTGATGCTGCCAATGAAGCTATCCCCATTGCTAATAAGCCAGACGCACCAACAAAATCAACTATACCGCCACCAATCTTACCTGTTAATTGTCTAATACTGTCATTCAATAGAACAATTCGTCTACTCAAGTCAGTAAAAGGATCGACTTTACTAGCCATTTCTGCACCCAAGCTTTGATCTTTTGCATTCATTTCTGTTATTAATTCTCTAACTTGAACCAAATCATTAGAAGCAAAAGCATCTTTAACTTTCTGAGTAAAATCAACTTCTCCGCCACTTTGAAGTTTTAATTCTTTGGCAGCAGATAGGGCTGATACTTTAAACATGTCTGCATTTGTGTTTATAGACATATTCATTTCTTTAGCTATAGCTTGTAAGTCTTGGAACCTTTCAGGAGATTCTTGGATTTTCTTACCTGCTTTAGAAGCAGCTTCGCTAAATGATTCTGATTTTTTACCTTGTGTGTCAAAGTCAGTTAAGAATTTGAACGAAGCATTCTTCAAAAGACCTGCTCTTTCTTTTTCTAATTTACTCACTTCTTCAGCAGTAAGATTGGTTTTTTGTAACGAATTATCAATGTCAGATATTGATTCAGTCATTGTCCTAGACATTTTGCTTGTAGCATCTATCAACTTCTCGAATTCTCCTAATTCTAAACCATAAGCTCTCTTCATTCTGTCGTTTAATAACTCTCTTTGAGTATCCGATAGACCATCCAAATCTTCAACACTGTAACCTAAATTACGCATTACATTTCCAAGACCTAGTGATAAACTCTTAAGGTTTTCTTTGGAACTCATCATTTTACCATCGAGAAGCTCTTGAGTTTTACCAACACTACCTGCTGCACTAAACATCAAAGCTTTCGTCTTATCATCAGCAGCCATTAGTGACGAAAAACTATTGGTGGCTTTTATGACTTTGTTGGTGACTTCAGAGATTCCCATTTTCTTGGCTTCTGCTGATAAACCAATAATTTGCTCCATAGTTTCTGTAGAGAAATTACGAGCATTCTTTAAGTTAGTGGCAAATTCTTCACTAGATTTCACAACATCCATTAATTCGTTACCAGTAACCTTAGTTTTTCTGGCAACATCTTGTATGTTTCTTGATAATTGTGACATTTCATTTGCTGAGGCATTCGTGTGTTGGTACCATTCATAAAATAATTGTGATGTTGGTTCTGCATCAGCACCCAGCATATTACTTAAATTCAATGAAGTAGTAACAACATCTAATGTGTCTTTTTGTTTTTTGTATCCTTTTTTGAGTGCTCTTCCATAAAGTTCTTGAAATTTAGTTCGATCAACCTCTGTGCCTGCTGCTCTTTCCATAGAATTCCCTATGTTGGCGAATTCTGATTGCATGCCTCGTAAATCACCTGTAATTCCTTCGACTTGAAATGCTGTTTTTCTCATTTCTGTTTTAAAGTCTAATTCTGCATTGATAGCTCCAGCAAATATTGCTTGAGCAGGATCAAAACCACCAAACACTTGAGATGCAGCACCAGCTAAAACACCTGAACCGTCTTTCAGTCTATCTTTAGTTCTATTTTCCTTAAATTCTCTAGCTAAATAGGCATGATAATCATCTATAGAATTGCCCATAGTATTGATATTATCAGCAACCCTATAAAAAGATTGACTCAAATCATTCGTATCCAAGGAAATATCAGGGCTTGAGTAACTAGAAGTAAATGTAGAGTTAGCTGCTGATACGGTTGGTGGCATGTTACCTACAAAAGGAGAAGAAACATCTCCTAATTCATCTTGAATATTTCTAGAAAATTTCTCAGAAACATAAGTTGAATTTTCTACTTCTCTTACAATGCTATTTGCAGACCTTACTGCAATAGGTTCCATTTGGTCTGTGTTTCTATCTAAACGAGTTTGATTATTATTCAAACTCGTTCTAAGATTGCCAACAGATTCATTTTGATTTATGATTTCGTCTTTTAAAGATTCATTCCCTAGTTCGTATTTTAGTTTCAAAGATTCAATAGCTTCAACGATTTTGTCACAACACTTGTCTTTATCTTCCGAGGTTGAACGTAAAGTTTCTTGAATTGTGGTAGGAGAACTCAACATGTCTGCAATTTCGGAAACTTTGTTCGAAATATTAGACATTCTTCCTAGTGAATCTTTTAAATTAGCCATTATTCTTTGAATTATCTCCTATCGTGGGAATAGTTCCTATCTGATCAACAGTTTTGACACTTTGTATCCCTTGTGACATTTGATCTGCACTTGGTTGATTTGTTTCTTTGTTTGTTTGTTGTTCTATTTGTTTTTGTATTAATTCATTGTCCACAGAATCAAACGTTCGAGTTATATCCATAATTTTTAATAATAACTCACTATCAAATTTTCTTATTTGACGAATATGATCACTTTTATAAACTCTATAAGAATTAGAAATATAATCATTTTGTTTTATATTATCATAACTAAAAGTTTTATCTGCGTAAGACATTAGTATTTGTTTGATGATTGGATAGGTTAAATAATGTAAATTCAATCCATGAACTTTTCTTTTAGGTAAATCATATTTAATTATAATAACAAGTGGGTAGGGATCTTTCTTAAAGTTAGTATAGTTAAAATTTATTAATTCACCTGATTTGAATGCATTTGAACCTGATGAAGCTGGCTGGAAATACTTTTGCGCTTTTTGCCCTAGTGGTCGAGAACTTAATTGTGCCATATCTCAACCTTAGAATCGCCGACCAGTCTTTAAATTAGCTAATAATTGATTTGAATAAAAATTATTAATACCGCTCAAACCACCTCCCATATCTTGATTCGTTGTTTTCTTCTCCTCTTCTCTACTTTTAGTAAAAAACTTTTTAAATCCTTCTGAAATCATTTTCATCAATTTAACCCCAATTTCATCGTCTGTTACATCTTTTGAATCTAATAGATCAGTATATATTTCCTGAATATCAATTGAATAAGCTGGTCCATATGGATGGGTTTTTTCTTTCTTCTGAACACGAAAAGCCAATTCATCTCCTATTGAATAAATACGCACTCCACCAAAGGATAAACCCTTCTCCATACTTTCAACATATACATAAGGATCTTCATCGTCTAAATGATCAAACACTTTTATATTATTTTTCTCTAGTATTTGTTTCATTAACTTTAAATGTTTTCTTTTTTGATCATTTTTAAGACTCAAAAATCTTTTGAAAGAATTCTCCATTAACATTGCCTCATCAATAATTCATAAGCCGTAAAATTACAATTCCTTAATTTATCAATATCAGCAGGATTTCCATTATAAGGAACATCTTTGTATATAATTCCTTGCATTTTAGAACCTGCTTTTTTCAAAGTATTATCAGAAGCCGCTAATATTAATAAACCATTTCTTCTTTCAATAAAATCATATTCTCTCTTCTCTGGATAACCATCGGCATTCATCTGTCCTGTTTCATCAACAAACTTTATACTTAAGTCATACATTGGTACTAATGCACCATTTTCATCAAGAACAGCTTCACTATTATCAGATTTTCTAGACTTGACAATTATTTTACCTTGTGCATATGCGCCTTTAAGAGCATTCCCTAAATCTAATCCAACCATTTGAATAGTTCCATCTCGTTTGACAGAATTGATCAGAAATGTATTATTTTCAAATGATTCAGCTATAGATTCAATAATTATTCGGTGTCTAAGTACATCTCTTTCTTCTGGTGAACCATCCGTTAATTTATTGACTTCTGGCTCTGACAAATACTTATTAGGATCATCTTCGTGTAAAGACCAGAAACCAATAGGGACTTCTCCCCATTCATTTAAAAATCTTGTAGAGATTGGTATCGAAAATTCGGTTTCATTTAAAATCAAATTTTCTTTATCAAAACCACTAGTGACTTGAACGCTATTAGTTAAAGAAGCAATGAATTTTCTGTGTAATTCACCTTTCATAGCTTCATAACCTTGCATCTTCATAAATGTTTCATATAATTGAGGAAACCCTTCTAAATTTCTCATTATATGATTAACTAAAGAAACCCCTGGATTATTTTTATCTAATTGATCTTTTATATCTCTTCGTATTTGCTTTGATATTTTAGATATATCAGCACTATTTCTGATTAATTGTATTCCGTAATTATCATAAATAAATTTTCTTTGAGATGATGATAAGTCATTATTTCCTCTAACCGAACGAATGTAATCAAGTAATAACTGAGGATCTTGTTTTAAAGTTTCTTTGAAATAATTCTTTTTCCATATTTCAAAGTCTTGTTCAATATCATCATCTTCTAAATCTGCTGACGGTGGCTCTTGTGGTTCCACTTGATCGTTAGGCATTTGAGGTTCTTGTTGTGGTTGTTGTGGTTGATCTTGTTGTGGTTCAGGGGGCATACCTTGATTATCATCAAATCCTTGAGATTGTTGATTATTAAAACCTTGCATGAAATCAGGCATATTTTGCTCATCTTCATTCAACCAGTCTTGTAAATTATAATTATTCATTTTTATTCTCCTTTGTCAAAGAATCAATAACAGATCTCTTATTGAAACCTTGTTGATCATAGATGTTAATAACAGGTTTGTCTGGACCACCTTTTAAATAAGGTTTATATGTATTAGATTCTTTAAGTTTCACTCTTGTCATTAAATCAGCAATTTTTGACATCTTGTCAGAAGTCTCTATTTTAGCTTTAACCAAATTAACTAATGCTTCTTTGCTAGAATTGGATGCATCACCTTCATTTATGACCATATCTGAAAAAGTATTTACTAAATCAGAAATTTCATCCCTATCATTTTTTAAATTTTGCATAATATCATTATAGGTAGAAATCAACTGATTATCTGTTATTAAAGACTTGGTTTCTGATTCTTCTGCCTCGGAAATATCAGAATTATTTTCATCTTCACTAGATAATTCATTTTTCATTATAAAATTCCAAAATATAGGTTCTAGTAATATATAGATATATAATAATGTCAAACGAAAATAAAATCGAGTTTTATTTATGGAAAAGAAGGTTGAAGATATAACTCTGTTATTGAAACAAACGACAGATCTAGTAACTAGATTAGAAGAAAGGTGTGAAACTTTCAAAATTCGTCAAGTTGAAATATTTAAAAAAATAGAAGAATTACAGAGAGAAACTTCAGAAATGAGGTCAAAAATAAATCATTTGTATACAAATGATAATTTATTAAAAATTGACAACAATTCATCAAAAATCAAAGATTTGACAAATGAAATAAATGATTTGAAAAATAAGTCAACTAGTAGTGAAGATCGATGGAAGCAGATTGGTAATTTTTTTATTCAATTAGTGTGGGTTGTCCTTGCTGCATACATATTGACAAAAGTTGGATTACAAGCACCAGCAGTTCCGTAGGAAATTTGTATGAAATTTAAAAAATGGTTAAAAGAAAGAATGTTAGCAGAAGCACCATCTTTTGCAGGAACCAAAAAAGGAAGACCTGGAATAGGTGTTGTTGCTAACCGCACACAACTATGGGGTCCATCAGCAGACTTCAGCCATGACCCAGATCAATTACAACAACCTTTAGACAGAATCATTCCAGGTTTCTTACAAGGTATTGGGGCTAATGTAAGTAAAAACTTACCAATACAACCTCAACAAGTTAGTATGTGGCACACTTTAGCCGAATTGAAAAAGAAAGTGAAAATAACTATAAGTGATGATCGTATTACCTATTCTGTAGTATTACCTCTTCAACTACCAATAGAAGGTAATCTTAAAAATGTAAATACGCCTCAAATAGCTGCAACTGAAGATCAATTAGGTCAAGAAAATAAAAATAGAGCACCCGATTTTAGCAATAATCTAGAAATTAACAACGCTAAAAAATATACATATCAATGCATGTTATCTTTCATACATGATGAGCTTCAAGAAAAAGATCTAATCAGGCAAGTGGATTTCGAGAAACCAGAAGATGTTACTAAATATTCGGATGGCAAAATATACAGTGCTAGATTCGTATGGCTAAGAGAAGAAAGAGATATAGATAATATCCATCCTCAAGATCCAGATAGAGATCAAAATAAAGGAGATCCATCAACAAACCAAAGATATAGTTCAAGAAGATCTGGAGAACGATATCCAACAGAAGCTAATCCCTATGATCCTATGAATTATAATCTTGATGGCACATTGCAAAATCCTAATAATGCTTATGATGATTTTACTAACTAATGGAAATACAATATGATAAATTTTAAAGTTTTTTTAGAAGAAAAGGATGAAGAAAAAAAGAATCCTTCTAAAAAATTTATACAATTAGACAAAGGTTTTATTCCTCCAAAAAGTTTAGGTAAGATTATCGAGGCTTTCGGAAATAGTTCCAATGTAGAAATAATGAGCGATACTTCTAAGGAAATAAAACTTTCTAAGAAAGCACTGTATCTTTGTGGTGGATCTGTAAGAGATTTTCTAACAAATAAAACCCCAAAAGAATTTCACTTGGTCACAGATGCCACACCTGTACAGATGATGCATATACTAAATGCAGCAAACTTCTATATGAATGAACCTAAAGGGAACATACCAGTTCCCTTTAAAGTTAACCCCAAAAAAGATGATTCAAAAGAATTTGAATTAATAGAAGAAAATAATGAAGCCGTTGGGGTTAAAGTAACCGTAGATGGAATGCAATTCAACATCCATACTCTCAATGAAGACCCGAAAACAGGTAGTTTCTCCACCAACTTCACTAATGACCTAGAAGTAGATGCAGAAAAAAGAGACATGACAATTAACGCTCTTTATATTGAATTGTCTAAACCAGATGGAGAAAATAATAAATTATTCGATCCAACTAATAAAGGTTGGCACGATATACAACATGGAATTGTAAGAATGGTTGGTTCTTCAAAAGATAGATTATCAGAAGACCCAACTAGAGCATTAAGAGCAATGCGATTTCAATCTAAAATGTCCAAAAACTCTAAATTAGATGACGATTTAGTTAAAAGCATTAAAGATATGTCTAGGATTAGTCCAAGACAAGCCAGAGAAGAATTAATGAAATCTCTGTCTGATGATGATATAGATATACAAACACTTATCAAATTATACAAAAATAACAATTTGACAAATTCCTTGTTTGCTAATCTCGATTTAAATCAAGAAGTACCTGAAAGTATTAGTAGATGCTCTGATCCACATGTTAAACTATCTTGGATTCTAAAAAATAACCCTTCAGATAATATTACAAAGTACATCAACAGATTAACCACAAGCCCAGAAGGTACTTATGAAACAGGCTGGGAAGATTCTGATAGAGAAAAAGTCTTGTTCTTTGTTAAATTAGATCAATTGAATGACGATAATTTTGTTGATGTTATTCATAATAAGTCAATTCTTGGTATATCACCTAAACTAATTGATAGTTGGATTCAAGCGTATAATTTATCTGATTCAGAAGGTTTGATTAAACAAAGAAGACCAGCATGGGCTAATAAAGTAAAGGCTATGACAAAATACAGGAATTTTAAATGAATTTTAAGGAATTTTTATACAAAACAGAATTTGAGTTTTTACATGAAGTAAGAAAAGGTCCTACCCCTGGCGCATTTGGAAAACAAAGTCAAACAAGTAGTATTTTCGACAAACAAAAACAACCAGTTGATAGACAAAACAGTAGATTCTCAAACCGAATAGACTCAGTAAAATTCGGTATATCTATCGAAAAGAAAATAGTGAATTCATTAAGAGATAGAGGATGGACTATCCAAGAACCTACCGAAGCACAAGATATGTATGATAAAGTTGATGGGTTCTTAGTCGATTCAGAAGACCCAAGAATAAAACCTCTTGTAGCTCGTGGTCCAATGCCATTTCAAATAAAATATCGAGACACAGGAGATGATATTGGAATGGAAGTCATTAAACCATGGAAAGATGACTATCTATACAATTTTAGCGATAGTATCTTTACTGGACGAGATATGAAAGGACTATCTCAACTATACATCGTGGCTAATAAAGAAGGTACAAGAATTCGTGTAAGAAGTGCCCACGAAGCTAAAGAAATGTCTAAAAAACTAGTTTATGAATTAATTAAACTTAGAAAAGAAACAGGTGAGCATTTTTATAATAATGGTCACAGCGAAGTAAGAATGACAAACGATCCAAGAAACCATGTTCAAAAGATTATGGCTTTTTTAAACCCAAATTCATTTAAATGGAAAGTTGATTACTCTAATTCTAATATATGGGCAGGCTCCAAATAATTTTTAGAGGAAAATATGGATTATATTCTAAGTATTAAAAATACTAATTATCAACTATGGCAAACAGAATTACTGATCGAATCATTCAGAAAATTAAATCTTGAAGACAAACTACTGATCTGTATCGGACAAGATAGTGAACCTAAAATAGGTGAATTCTCAAAAAATATTATTGCTCATAAAAGAAAAGTACTACACGAAGATTATAATAAATCTATGAACTGTCTTGGGGCTAATCGAATCATGTCCTTCCACGCCGCCATAAAAAATGAGTATATCAAAACACCTTTCACAATTCTTCATGCAGACATGCTACTGAAAAAACCCATCTCTGATGAGGCAAAAACTGATATCGTGTTCTCAATAGGTGAAGAATTTGGAATATTAGAAAGATTTAGTGAAGAAATAAAAGAAATCTTTGTGGAAAAAAATAAAAAAGTCCCAAAAGAAAAAGATTTCTATAAAGATATGCCACCACAAATGATCCCTACATGCTCCATATCTTTTTATAAATTACACGAAAATTTCCACAATAGCCTTGTAGTCAACCTGAGAAAAATAATAAAAAATAGACCTGAAGAGTTTTCAAAAGAAAAAGCTGCCTGGATTCTAACAATGGCAGAATATGTAGGATACTCTTCAATGGCTGGAGTCTATCGAGAATCACATCTTGTAGACGCAAGAGAAGATACAGATATTATTCACTATAAACATGGAATACCTCCCGTCTTTCACAAACTCCACTATCAAGCAAAAAATGGAATGAATCTAGCTGTAAGTCCATTTGATTCACTTCTTGAATTTAACCCAACAATTAATAGCCATTTTATGCAACAAATAATCAAAGATAGAAAGTAATATGAATCGTTTACCAACAATATTATCAATTATATTAGCGTTATTATGTACAATAACAATTAGCGTTATTATATTATATTTAATATGCAATATTCCTCTGTGAATAATGAACAAAATACTTATAATAGGTGCAAGTGGAATACTTGGGAGTAAGATTCAAAAACATCTGCCTAATGCCTCCTGCCCATCCCACCAAGAATTAGATATCACAAAAAAAATTAACTACCCTAAACATGAAGTAGTTATCTTATGTGCTGCTATCAAAAATAAAGAATGTATCCAAAATAAATTATTAGGAATGAAGACCAATATAAAAGGTGTTTGTAATATTGCAGAATACTGTCAAAAAAATAATTCTAAATTAGTTTATATCTCTACAGACTACGTTTTTAGTGGAAATAAAGGGGATTACAAAATAGATGATGAACTAGGACCTGTTAATTATTACGCCGAAACAAAATTAGCTGGTGAAATCGTTGTCCTAAACAACTCAGATGACGAAAAAGAAAACATTATTGAAGATTTCGTTTCAATAATTACAAGTTTTTGTGCAAAAATTTATGGACAACGTAGAAGTAAACGTAAAACAGAAAAGTTAATTGAGGAACTACAAAATGATTAGATCCTCAAAACTTTCAACTAAATTTTCCAACAAAGAAAAGAAACAAAACTTAATTCTATTCATTGAAGAATATAAGAAAGTTACACAATTTTTCATTGATCTATTATGGGAAAAAGATGATGTTCCTAAGCTTTTACCAAAAAAAGTTACAAGTCAAGTAGAAACTTGGCTAAGTGCAAGAGCAGTCCAATGTGCAGCAAAACAATCTAGTGGAATCATCCGTGGAACCAAGAAAAAGAACAAAGAAAGACAATACGTTTACGAACAATTGCTTAAACAAAAATTATTCAAAAAAGCCAGAAAGTTAAAAAACTTTATAAACAAAAACGATAAACCTAACATCAAATATTTAAATCCTGAGTTAGATAGTAGGTTTGTTAGTTTTGACTTTGAGAATGAAACTAGCTTTGATATTTGGTTAACATTTTCAAGTTTAGGCAACAAGTTGAAAATAGAGATTCCATTGAAGAAAACGAAACATTTTAATTCATTAAATGGTAAAGTAAAAACAGGAATTAGGCTTAATGCTAAACATGTAACTTTCATGTTCGAAAGCGAAGTTGAGAAGAAAACAACAGGTGAAACCATTGGTTTGGATATTGGAATCAACGTGGTTGCTACAACCAGTAACGGACAGTTCAAGGAAGAAGATAGACATGGTTGGACTTTCAATAAGATAATCCAAAGATTAAACAAGAAAGTTAAAGGAAGCAAAGGTTACAACAAAGTTCAAAGCCAACGAACCAGTTTCATTAATTGGAACATCAACAATTTAAACTTTGACAATGTAAAAACATTGAAGTTAGAAAAGATAAAGAATGTTCGTAAAGGTAAACGAACAAGTAATTTTTTGAACCGCTGGACCTACGCAGAGATCAAAAGTAAACTAGAACTTACATGTGAAAAACTTGGTGTCCAAGTTGTCTATGTTAGTCCTACTTATACTTCTCAACGCTGTAGCTCTTGTGGTTGGGTGCGTCGTGGCAATAGGAAAGGACAGGAGTTTAGGTGTAATCAATGCAGCAATGCTATGAATGCTGACCTTAACGCTGCTCGGAATATTGTTACTAATCTTAGACCAATTGGTACTAAGGAACGGTTACTTCAAAATAATAGAACTGGTTTTTATTGGAAGGAAGTAGAACAGGAGCGTATGGTCCCTGTTACCCTAGAACTTGCATAGGAATATTTTTCTATGTTTTAAAGAACTATCATATCTAAAAGCTAAAACAAACCACTATGCAACAGAAGAACAATGTCGACAATTCCTACAAAAAGAATTTAACACAATTGAAGTTTAAGGCTTCT